ATGCAAGAGGTCTTATATTTATGCGACGGTAACGTGGAAACTTGCTCAAAAACCGGCTGCTACAAAAGAGGCCGGGAATGCCGGCATACCACAGATGTCACTCATGCGATAAATCCGGAGGACAGTCGCAGGTTTGTTCCTGACGAAGCAGGGAACCTTTGGGAGACTGAACCCGAGGAGAAATAGTATTCAGTCGGAAAGGAAACCGCCCTTGACCGTTGGTAGCAGTCAGGGGCGGCTTTGTGTTGTTATCAGACCACTTCGACCATCTCAGGCTCGGGAGCGAGAATCCCGGCCTTTAAGCCATGTTTAGCAGCTTTCTTCGTTTGCTTAACTGCGGACGAATAATGAGCTTTGGCAAATCGCCATGCTTCAGCGGGATGCGCGTCGGTATATGCATCGGCTTCATCAAGGGACATGCGTCTGATTTCTTCGTTTGTCAATCTGGCCATAGAGCTTTCCCTCCTTTCCGATTGAATAGTGTTTCTCCTGGATTATCACCTCCGGTTCTCGTCCAAAGTCAATCTGATACACATGGAGGCGCTGTCAAAAATTTCCGCCCATCGCGCACCTTATTTTATTTTTTCGATTTCCTGTTTCAGCCACTCAAACTCTCGCTGGGTATAGACCTTTTCGGTGATGTCCGAAATCTTGTGGCCGACCATATATTTGATGGCATACTCGTCAACCCCGGCCTTTTTACAAGCTGTGACAAAATGTTTTCTGCCATCGTGCGGACGATGCTCAGGATTCAGCTTCAGTTCCTCACGAACCATGCCAAAACCCTTTTGGTATCGCTGATAGGTCATTATCGTAGGTTTGCCACTCCGGCCGTCCGTACAGTTGAACAGGTATTTACTGCCGATTGTCAGAGCCTCTTTATATTTTCGCTCAACAAGAGGGCGTATCCTCGAATGGATGGGAACGACTCGGTCCATGCCGGCGTCAGTTTTCATGCCGCCTTTGAACGTCCAGTTCTCCAGATCTATATTTTCCAGCTCCAATAGGCCGAGCTCCTGGGGACGCCAGCCTGAGTAGCACTGGATCAGCATGGCGTCTACAAACCGTTTGTCATCGACATGGGTCCAGAGACGCCCCATCTCTTCTTCGGTAAAGGGCATATGCTCTTTCTTCACCGTTTGGATCTCTTTGATAGTCTCTTCGGTCAGGTTGAATGTGCGGGAGTAGTTCCGGTCGACCAATTCATACTCAAGGGCGTAGTCCAACATGAGATTGAACAGGGACTTGATTTTGTTCTTCATGGATGCGCTGGGGTGCTGCTCTCTCCCCCTGACAACTGCGGTTCCCTCTTCCATGCAGCCTTTGACATGGCGGGCACGAACGTCTTTCACTCGCATGTTATAGACTGCCGAGCAATAAGCCCAGGCGGATGTGACCGCTCGAACACTGCCGTCTGCTTTTAAGGTCTTGAAATACTCTTCCGTCCATTTAACATAAAGTTCTTTGACTGTGATGGACGGCTCTAAATCATAGGGGTTCTTGTTATACTCCACAAGAGCCGCATAGGCATCGTTATAAGTTAGAAAATACGACTCCGGCTTAAGGGGTCTGCAAATAGGTTTTCCCTCAGGTGTTTTGCCAACCGTGACCATTGCTCTGAACGGTTTGCGAAGATTGTTGGTTTTTATCTCCGTGATTTGTCCGAAGCCATTTGGGAGGCGTCGTCGTTTGTTATTCTTGGCACGCGGTTTTCGTTTGACAGTCGGCTGCATCGGATAGCCACAGTGAGGACAGGCCGGAGCCTTGTCACTGACTTGCAGCTCGCATTCAGGACATTTGATAAGCATGATTGACACCTCCAAAATAATAATATATCATTGTGTAGGAGTTTGTCAAGCTATTCCTACACAAAATTTTTTATTTAGATTAGACACACTCCTAACTTAGATTAGCGGAGGCCAAGATATGGTTAGCGTAGACGTGTCTATCTGTCCCAAGTGCGGTGGGGCGTTGAAGTATTACGGGATGGTCCCCAGAATTGTACGGACGAAAAATCGGGCCACGTCCTGGGTCAAAATTCGCCGGCTCCGATGCTCTGAGTGCGGTGCATTTCATAGAGAGCTGCCGGAATTGATATTTCCGCATAAGCAATACGAGGCCGAGGTCATCCTTGGGGTCCTGGAAGGACTCATCACCTGTGAAACGATTGGCTTCGAGGACTACCCTTGCGAACTGACCATAGCTAATTGGAAATCGCAGGAACCGCAACTCCTTTTATGGAGGAATCCATATTTGAAAGGAGAAACAGAACATGAAACTTATACCTGTGGAGGCCGTACCTAAACGGCGAGGCAGGCATCACCTGCAAGACCTCATTGAGGAATTTGTGAGAGGGGACGATAAGGTCGTACAAATCGACTTTAGCGACCATGACTACAAATCCGCAAAGGTCTGCCGGTCGTGCCTGGGCGTTGCCGCTAAGCATTCTGGCCACCCCATCAAGGTGTCGCTTCGTGAAGGTATTGTTTACCTGAGCAAATTGTGATTCAAGAGGACGGAGCCCTGAAACAGGGGCTCTTTCCTTTTGACCGAGTTCTTTTTAACAAAAAGCGACTGCAAACTTAGAATAGCCGTTGAAAGGAGGTAAACGCCAATGAGTGAGGAAAACTTCCCCTCCGGCTCAGTTCCGGTTGCTGTTGCGGCCCGCGTGTATGGTAAAGATGCATCGTGGGTTCGAGCGGGGATTGTGTCCGGATGGCTCCCGATTGGCAAGGCCACTCGCGGCGGCAAGCTGGTCACCAGCATTGAGGAGATGGATTCGAGGTTAGGGCGTATCAACTTCTACATCTCCCCCAAGAAGCTCTACGAAGAGACAGGATATTTATGGAAAGGAGAGAGACGGTAATGGGAACTGCGATACGCCCGGAGATCTCAGGCAAAAACAAATACTGGATCGAACGTCACCGGTACTATGAACTCAAGCACTTCTGTCTTCAGTACCCCATTTGGAAGCAGGCCCATGCTGCGCTTGACAGTCTGAGCCGCCGTCCGGCTGACTTGGCAATCTTTGTTCGCAGCGGGCAGATACACGGCGACCCGACCGCCAGATGTGCAGAGTCACGGCTGTTCTTTGCCGACCGCATGAAGATGGTGGAGCAGGCGGCCATCGGAGCCGACCCGGAGATCTATACTTATATTTTGCGGGCCGTGACCGAGGGACTGTCCTACGACACCTTGAAGATGCAGCATGGTATCCCCTGCTGTCGTGACGTCTACTACGACCGGTACAGACGGTTCTTCTGGCTGCTGGACAAAGCAAGAGACTAACCGCAAAAATAGCAAACTCCTTTATGGAAAGGAGAGATCGACATGCTTATTATAAACAGACGATTTCAGATAGGAGCACATCCGGATAATCGAGATGTTATCACGAAAAAATTGAACGAATTTGGTTGTTTGTGCCCAGATATTCACTACTATAAGACAGAAATCTGCGGTCACGAAGTTACCAAAGTCTACATTGATGACGTGATAGACGCCGATAAATTGAATAGTCTCATTGACTGGCTGAGGTCTGAAATAAAAGGAGTTGTATCAATTACATTCTGAGAAAAAGAGTGAGAGCCGTGTAACCGCGGCTCTTTCTCTTTATATTTTCCAGCACGCAGGTGACCGGAAAACATGCTAAATTAGTATCTGAAAAATTCCCCGGGTTGAAAATTCTGAAAATCATTTTGGAGGTGCATCTATGGAAATCGCCGTCGGTATTCTTATCGGGCTTCTCATCGGCGTGGTGCTGTCCCATCGCCGGCCTTTGGGCAATCTCCGTGTTGACCGCTCTGACCCGACCAGCGAGCCCTATCTGTTTCTGGAGTTGGATACGGACGTCCGGACCATCATGCGCAAACGGCGCGTCGTCTTCAAGGTTCGGGTCGAAAACTTTCTCCCGCACGAATAGCAGTGGCTATTATGGAGCCAACTCAAAACTGAAAGGAGAAATGCAAAATGGCAGAGATCAAGAAATTGCTGGACGAGGTGATCGAGGCGGAACTCACCAACTTGAGTTCCCTTTCATCCGACGACGAAAAGAAGTCGGAGGCAATCAAGAATCTCACAGCACTACACAAGCTCCGTATCGACGAGATCAAGGCCAAGACTGAGGCTGACGAGAAGCGTCTTCGTCGGGCTATGGACAGCAAGCAGCATCGTGCTGAGCTCACTTTGAAAGAGCGTCAGGCCGATGGTGACGAGGCCGCCCGGGCCAACGAGGAGCAGCTCAAGCAGCATCAGCTCAACGACCAGGTCATCGACCGGTATGTGAGGATTGGTGTGGCGACTGCGGAATTGGTGTTGCCGCTGGTGTTCTACGGCGTGTGGATGTCGAGGGGCCTTAAGTTCGAGGAAACCGGAACGTTCACCTCGCAGACATTCAAGAATCTGTTCAACCGCTTTAAGCCTACGCGGAAGAGTTAAGGCTGCACAAGCGTTGAGGTCGTGTGAAAAACACGGTCTCTTCGCTTTTTTCGTCGATTTTGCAAGGCACTTTATGGAAAGGAGATGACAAAGAGCTCTTTATATCTCTCGACTTAATACCGGAAGTGCTGTATAATACATATGGTTGCTTCCAGATTAACAGGAGGTAATGAAAGTGCGCAGAAAGGAAAATAGGGTTATCAAACCGGCAGGTAGCGAATTGATGGACTACCTGAACAAAGGATACGCAATCTGCAACAAGTGCGGAGCGGTCATGAATCGCAGAGAAGATCCCGAAGGCGGATGTGATATTTATACCTGCCCGTCCTGTGGATGGGAAATTGACGAGATGGACTATGAGTATGAGGATGGGGACGAAATGGAACTCGTGCTCGATGAAAGAGGTAAAAACTGCCTGATTTTCAGGAACGACATGCCGCCCGCCGGATGCAGAGCGTGCGGAGGCCCGTACCCCTACTGCAAAGCATCCTGCAAGATGTTTGACGACTAAAGCATTATCAACGCAGAGGAGGAGTCCCAACAGGGGCTTTTCCTCTTTTTGTTTGGAGGCAGCCATGCGATACCACTATGAAAAACCAGAAATCTATCTATCGATGTACGGAAAACGGTACATTTGTAATCATCCGGTGTATGACAGTTGCACCTTGTTCCAAATTGGCGAAGAGGGTTTAGCTGTGATACAGCAGCGATATGATCCGGAGACAAAGAGGACGTTTTGGACAGAGGTGGACGCTTGGCTGACCGATGATTTATATTTACATCCTAATTTCAAGGAATTTTTTGATAAGCGGGCTGGAGCTTGTACGGACGGGCTCTGGCCCACTGTTACAATCAGGCAAATCATGTGGGCGCTGAAGATGAAGCCCCTTCCCAAGGAGCGGTGGGAAACGGTCTTTGACAGGCGTGATATTTAGCGCCAAATTCGCAGCCCCTATTGTGGATACCAATACCTATGAAAGGGGTTTTAAGGAGTATGGATGAGATGAAGATTGAATCGAAATGGATGACTGGACTGGCATCGAGGTTCATCAAGAAAGCGTTGTGCAATAAGTTTGGCTGCAACATGGATGTTCAGCTTAACGGATTTCGCACGACGGTTCTGGATGATAAGACGCATGTTCACTTGGACGTCGATTTGGAACTCACTAAGGACGAACTCAACAAACTGATGAAAAGCATTGGTCTCTGAGGGCAAGGCCGCATAACAGCGGCTTTTGCTCTTTCCGCAAATTTCGCAAGCCGTATTATGGAGAGACAGTTAGCTCAGTGGTAGAGCGCCTCATGCCTGAGGAGGTCATCGGTTCGAGTCCGATACTGCTTCTCTAATCTTTGAGCCAATCCGACGGCTCTTATATTTTTCAGAAAGGAGAACACCATGGATATCGAGACCTTTAGTATGATTTTAGATGACACATATCTGATAGACATTTGGCTTCCATCATTTCGGTCAAAAGAGTTTGAAAAAATAAGCTGTTCTAAATGGGCGTTTGGTGAAATTAAAGAATACGTTTCTATTGGATTATACCCTTATCACTGCGGCACACTCCAAGACTATTGCGACATTGTTAATGATTTCATGCTAAAGATGCTGAGATATTCAAGTGGAGAGACTAACCCAAAAGTCCGTCAGATATTTAACATTGCTTACAAGGCGGCAGTTAATGTTCTGGATTTACTTCGCAGTATGAAATGACAGAAAGGAGAACGCGCAATGAAACCCAAGTTAAGTCAAAAGGTTGGGCGGGCCTTGAAAAAGGCGTCTCCGACCATCTTGACGTGCATAGGAGCTGTCGGCGTTGTGGCAACCGCGGTTTTGGCCGTCAAGGCAACACCCAAGGCCCTCGAAATGGTGAGGGCGGATAGCCGGAAGAACCACGATGGGGACCCGCACGCTGCGACCAAAGTGGAGGTGGTCAAATCGTGTTGGAAGTGCTACATCCCTGCTGCGGTCACTGGCGCTGCTACCATCGCCTGCATCTTTGGGGCCAATACGCTGAATCGGCGGCAGCAGGCCTCCCTTGCCAGTGCGTATGCCTTGGTAAATCGTTCTTTCATGGAGTACAAAAACAAGGTGAAAGAACTCTATGGGCAGGAAACACATGACCGAATCATGGACTCGCTTATGGTGGAGAAAACGGAAGCCCCCAGTATTTCCGGCAGCTTAACCGGTCGGAGGTTTGATTTCGGAGAAACCGATGACCAAAAGCATCTGTTTTACGATGCGTTTTCCAAGCGATATTTTGAAGCCACATTTTCAGATGTTCTGTTGGCTGAGCTCCATGTAAATCGCAACTTCGCAATTAACGGCGGGGAAATCGGGGTAAGTGAGTTCTACAAGTTCCTCGGACTTGATACTCCTGAGGATATTGCGGACCTTTCCTGGTTTGTGTCCGATTACTACTATTTCATTGACTTTTCGCATTCCAAGCATCGCATCGATGACGGCCCGGATCGGGAACCCATTGAGTGCTGGATGATCGAGATGGATTTTCCTCCTACTCTGGAAGCATTGGAGATGGAGTAATCCGCAAAAACGGCAGGCACCTTTATGGAAAGGAGGTTGCGCTTTATGGAGCAGAAAACTTTGTTTAAGCTGATGTCCCTTGTTGGCCTGGCCCTTGGCGGGGTTGGAACACTGTTGTCCAGTTGGGCTGACAGCAAGGAGCAGGAGGCGCTTATCGAGGAAAAAGTCAATGAAGCACTGGCCGCCCGTGAAAGCGAAGAAGCTGAGGAGCCCTGACAGGGGCTCTTCACTTTTGGAGGACGCTATGAGTAACGATATGGCGATACATGCACTCATTGAATTTCTCTATGAGACCGAGGAACCTCAAATCAGTTGGCCGGACGATGAGTTTGAAGAGGTATCCTTTTCCCGTTGGACTGCTGGAGAACTCATCCATGCCATTATGGACCACCCAATGGTGTCGGCCGAAGATACGATTGAAGAGTTTGCGCTTAAAATGTACGTTTTTTCATGTATGGAAAACGGGAGAAAAGCGGGACGGATATTTTCAATCGCATCCAAATTTGCTTACGAAACCCTTGAATTATTTAGAGAGGAGCATACGTTCTATGACTAAGAAACCGCTTATGAATGTCTGGAAAGGAGCCACAAAGGCGCTGAAGAAGTACAGCCCGCAAATCCTGACCGGCATCGGTATCGCCGGCATGATCGCCACCACCGTCACGGCCGTTAAGGCCACCCCCAAGGCGCTCCAGCTCATCGACGAGAGGGAGATTAAGGAAAACAAGCGCCTCAGCACCGCCGAGGTCATCAAGACCACCTGGAAGTGCTATGTCCCCGCCGCCGTGACCGGAACCTTGTCGGTGGCCTGCCTCATCAGTGCGAGTTCGGTTAGCCTGAAGCGCCATGCCGCGCTCGCCACGGCCTATACGCTCTCCGAGACGGCTCTGAAAGAGTATCAGGAAAAAACTGTCGAGGTAGTTGGCGAGAAGAAAGAACAGGCCATCCGCGATGCCATCGCCCAGGACAAGCTGTCCAGTAACCCCATCGACGATAAACAGATCGTCATGACTGGCAGCGGAGAAACACTCTGCTACGATGTGCTGTCCGGCCGCTACTTCAAGTCCGACATCGAGAAGATCAGGAAGGCCATCAATGACCTGAACCGAGACATGCTCTCCGAGCAGTATGTGTCCCTGAATGACCTGTACTACGCCATCGGTCTCCCCGACATCAAGTTGGGCAACGACTTGGGCTGGAACATCGACAAAGGTTATATCGAGGCACAGTTCGGCACGCACCTGGCCGCCAACGGAACGCCCTGCCTGGTTCTGGCCTACACCGTTGCGCCGCAATATGGCTTCAACATTTTGAGCCTGTCCTGAAGCGCAGATTTTACATCTGCTATTATGGGAGAACCATCCCGAAAATTACTTAGAAAAGGAGAAATTCACTATGGATGACATGAACGTGAGAGCGAACGAGGTCGAGGAAATCGAGACCGGCACCGAGATCGAAGAGGTTGAGGGCAGCTCCAACGCTGGCGCCCTGCTCATGGGGATCGTCGGAGGGTTCATCGCTTACGCCATCATCGGCGGGGCGAAGAAGCTCTGGGCGGTCGCTGAGGAGAAGTACGTCGCGAAGAAGCTGGCCCAGGCCGATGCGAAGCCGGTGGAGGCCGCGAAGCCCGTACCCGAGGAGGCTCAGGACGGCGAGGAGTCCGGTGAGGACAACGAGGAGTAAACAACGTGGTTCACCGAGGGGGAGTACCTGTAACAGGGTGCTTCCCCTTTTTCGTTTATAAAAGTTTGGAGGTACAACAATGCCCGAATATCCTGATAACTCCCATAGCGGGAGAAATTCTGCCAGCCCTCCTGATAAAAAGGTGGGCAAGGTGGTCACCGGAACGGCGAAGACCCGCAAGAAAAGCGAGGCCCAGAAGTTCGCCAGCGCGTTTCTCCCCGATGATGTCACCAGCGTTAAAAGCTATATTTTTAAGGACGTCATCATCCCCGGCGTTAAGAACGCCATTGCCGATGTCGTAAGCATCATGCTGTTCGGCGAGGCGGGCCGTATCGGCGGACGAAAAGGCAGCGGCTCCAAAGTTTCCTACAACCGGTATTACGATGATCGGCGGGATGATCGCCGTGAGTACGGACGGCCCAGAAGCGCTGGCGGGATCGACTATGACGACATTATCTTCGAGACCCGGGCCGACGCCGAATTGGTGTTGGACCAGCTTGAGGCTGTCATCAATCAGTACCAGGTTGCGAGCGTTGCCGACCTATATGACCTGGCCGGCATCACACCGCCTCGCGGCTACACCACCAACAAGTACGGCTGGACTGATATTCGGACTGCTAAGGTTGCCCGTATCCGTGATGGGTATATCTTGCAGCTTCCGAGAACGGTTCAAATCGACTAAGGAGGCGCGCTATGTACGGATACCCCACCTCGTTTGGGTACAGAGGCTTGGTCAACGGCGAGTGGATGCTGTTCTCGACCGAGGCTGAGTATCACGAGTACATGAGAGAACTCGCGGACTGACTGTCCGCCCCAATCTATCAATTTTGAAAGGAAGATATTTAACCATGAAAAAGAACGAAATCATGAAGTCCCTGAGCGGAACCGTCCATAAGGTCGGCTTTAAGCTCCAGCGGAAGAGCCCGGAGATCCTTGTGGGTCTGGGCATCATCGGCGCCGTCACAAGCGCCGTTCTGGCTTGCAAGGCCACGACCAAGGCCGGCAAGATCATCGAGGAGGCCAACGACACGATCAGCACCATCCACCAGGCGAGCGAGAACGGCATGACCAACGCCGGCGAGACCTACTCCGACCAGGACTGCAAGAAGGATCTGGCTGTCGCTTACGTCCAGACCGGCGTCAAGTTCGCCAAGCTGTATGCGCCTTCTGTCTTGCTGGGCGCGGCTTCCATCACCAGCATCCTGGCCAGCCACAACATCATGAAGAAGCGCAATGTCGCCCTGGCGGCGGCTTATGCGGCAGTGGATAAGTCCTTCAAGGACTACCGTGGCCGTGTTCTGGAGCGCTTCGGCGAGCAGGTGGAAAAGGAGCTTCGCTACAACATCAAGGCCCAGGAAATTGAGGAGACTGTTACGGACGGCAAGGGCAAGGAGAAGCAGGTCAAGAAGACCGCCGATGTTGCCGAGGCCGGCTGGGACCCCTCCAAGTACAGCCCCTACGCCAAGATCTTCGACGAGAGCCACCCCGATTGGCGGAAAGACGCCGAGCAGAACCGCTACTATCTGCAAGCCCTCCAGGCTCAGGCTACCGATAAGCTCCGCGCTCAGGGGCACCTCTTTCTCAACGAGGTCTATGACATGTTGGGGTTCAAGCGCACCAAGGCTGGCTCCGCCGTGGGCTGGATTTATGACCCGAAGCACCCCGTCGGCGATGATTTCGTTGACTTCGGGATGTTCGAGGTTCGGCGGGCCAAGGCGGTTGACTTCGTGAACGGCTACGAGCGGTCTTTCATCCTGGATTTCAACGTCGTTGGTGACATCACCTCTCTTCTGGCTGACCATCAGGACGAGTCCCTGGTCTGAGGGCATCGCCTATGAAAAAGTTCATACTGCTCTTTATGATGGCGGTACTCTCCTTGGTTACTCTCTCTCGGGCGTTCTTTACGCCGATTGAGGCCGAGGAGATGCCGCCTATTTCGACTGTCAAACCTCTGCCTTTGAAAACGGAGCACGTTCCTGTCACATTTACGGCTATCGAAGAGCCGATACCGGCAGAAGAAAGTCCGGTTTCAGAAGCGGACATCGCGATCATTGCCTTGCTTACCATGGCGGAAGCAGAGGGCGAGTGTGAAGAGGGTCAGCGGTTGGTCATCGACACGGTTCTCAATCGCGTTGATGACCCGCATTTCCCCGACAACATTTACGATGTTGTGTACCAGAAAAACCAATACTCTGGAATGCAGCCGCCCCGTATCGAACGCTGCTGGGTCAAAGACGAGCTCGTCCAGCTTGTGCGTGAGGAACTGGAGAACCGGACGGACTATGATGTGATATTCTTCCGTACCGAGCGTTACAGTGACTACGGCGTACCTATGTTCCAAGTTGAACACCACTACTTTTCAAGCTATGACTAAGAGGAGGAACGATTATGAAAAAGTTTATGCGGTCCCTGCTGTCCTACACTCTGGCGACTATGTCGGGCCTGTGCTTCATCGGCGGCGTGGCCGTCCTGTCGTCCGGGAGGTAACAGACATGGAAGGATTTGCCAATCTGGTCTCCATGATGGACTATGTCCTGGACACCAAGCGGAAACGCCATATCACCGGAGGGTTGCTGCTGAGTGCGGCTTTGCTCTTCGGTGGTCTGGCCGTCACCGTCATGAGCATCAAAGATGAGGAGGATACCTATGATGAGTAAATTTGCTACGTCCGTCGCGTTCTTTGCCGGGCTTGCTGTTGGCGGAGCCACCGCATGGTACTGCGCCAAGGAGAAGTACGCTCACATCGCCGAGCAGGAGATTGCCTCGGTAAAAGAGGCCTATGCTCGGCGCGAGCAGGAGCAGCCGGCCGAGACCCCGGCGACGACGCTGACCCCTGGCAGGCCCCCGGAGAAGCCCAGCATCGTTGACTACGCCCAGAAGGTGCAGGAGGCCGGATACACCGACTACTCCCGTACCGTCGAGCCCAAGCCTGGCCCCAAACCGGGCGAGCTCCCCTATGTCATTTCCCCGGATGAGTTTGGGGAAATCGAGGAGTATACCAAGGTCAGCCTGACGCACTTCGCCGACGGTGTTCTGGCGGATGAGTGCGGTGAGGTCGTCGATAACGTGGAGGAAATTGTCGGCGACGCCCTGGAGCACATCGGCGAATACGAGGAGGACTGCGTGCATGTCCGAAACGACGCCAGACGCTGCGACTACGAAATCCTTGAGGATCTTCGTGAGTTCGCTGAGTTCCAGGAGACCCTTCCTCCGAAGCACTGATAAGGAGGTCTAACCCTTGACCAGAGACGAACTAATCGATCAGTATTTTGATTGGATGTACCGGCTCGTGGTCGATGACCGATATTCTAATAAGTCCTATCGTAAGCTGTTTGTCCGGCTGTACGATACGGAATATGTATATACGATTCCGATGGACGGCAACCGGGCCGAAGACGGCATCGCGCTTAGGTATCGGTTCGGTCGCGAGTATGACTACTGTGACGCGATGGTCGCCGACTTTCTGGACGACCGTTCGTGCAGCATCCTGGAAATGATGACCGCCCTTGCAATTCGCTGCGAAGAGCATCTGATGGACAATCCTGACATTGGCAACCGGACCGGACAGTGGTTCTGGAGTATGCTGACCAGTCTGGGTCTTGGCTCCATGACGGACGCGCGGTTCAATCGAAGCTATGTGGACGCAGTCCTCGAACGCTTCCTTGACCACAACTACCGGCGAAATGGCGAGGGCGGTCTCTTCACCATCAACGACAGCCGCTTTGATATGCGGTCCACTGAAATCTGGTATCAGATGAACTGCTATCTGAACGAAATCATCAGGGAAGGGAGTTTCGTATGAAAAACATCACCCATCAGGTCCTTGTGACGGTCACGCCGTCCAAGGCGTTTCTGGCTAAGCTCAACAAGCAGAGCCGGAGCAACAAGGTCTTCGAGGCTATCGCTGTGATTGCCGCCGGCTGTGCCATCCTGTCCGAGATCGAGCGCCGGAAGCTGGAGGAGCAGGTCTATCAACTCTCCATCCGGGTGAAGAAGTTGGAGCGCAGCGAAGGGGAGTAAACAATGTTAGACTTCTTGGTGATTTCGACGCGCAGCGGTAAGCGTGGTATCATCGAGATCTATCCCAAGTTTATCATCAAGAAGAGCAGCGATTTGATGATTCGCGGCGGGGACTTCTATGCCATATGGCGGGAGGACCTGGGGTTATGGTCGACTGATGAGCAGGATGCGGTCGACCTGATCGACCGTGAACTGGACCGGTACGCTGAAGAAAACTGTAAGCGCTTCGACGAAAACTACCGCGTCATGCATATGTGGGATGCCGAAACTGGTATGATCGACGCTTGGCATCGTTACTGCCAAAAGCAGATGAAAGACCAGTTCCACATGCTTGACGAGAAACTGATATTTTCCAACATCAAAACCGGCAAGAAAGACTACGCCAGCAAAGTCCTGAGTTATCCGTTGGAGGCTGGCGAACCAAAAGCCTACAACAAGCTGATGAGCACCTTATATTCTCCCGTGGAGCGCCACAAGATTGAATGGGCCATCGGCTCTGTTGTATCCGGCGATTCCAAACGGCTTCAGAAGTTTATGGTGCTCTATGGCTCAGCAGGCACCGGTAAATCCACGGTACTCAACATCATCCAGCAACTCTTTGAGGGCTACTATTCCGTGTTCGATGCGAAAGCCCTCGGGTCATCGAGCAACGCATTCGCCCTGGAGGCATTCCGGAGCAATCCCCTCGTGGCCATCCAACACGACGGGGATTTGTCTCGCATTGAGGATAATACCCGGCTCAACAGTCTGGTCTCCCATGAGCTGATGACAGTGAACGAGAAATTCAAATCGACCTATGCAAGCCGCTTTAAGGCTTTCCTCTTTATGGGCACCAACAAGCCGGTGCGGATTACGGACGCCAAGTCGGGCCTGATCCGGCGGTTGATTGACGTCTCTCCCACCGGCGATAAGTTGGACCCGAATGAGTACAAAGCCATTGTGAAGCAAATCGAGTTCGAGCTTGGACCTATCGCTCACCACTGTCAAAAAGTATATTTGGACGACCCGGGCTACTACGACAATTATATTCCGATTGCCATGCTGGGGGCCTCCAATGACTTCTACAACTTCATCGTCGACTCTTACCATGTGTTCAAGCGGGAGGACGGGACTTCCCTCAAGGCCGCCTGGGAAATGTATAAGACCTATAACGAGGAGGCCAAAGTAGCATATCCGCTCAGCCAGCGTGCCTTTAAGGAGGAGTTGAAGAACTACTTCCGCGACTACAGCGAGCGGTTCAGCCATGAAGACGGTTCTCGTGTCCGAAGTTACTACAGCGGATTTCGGACGGAGCGGTTTGAGGGGGAGACTATTGGCGATACACCAGAGGCAACCCCTCGGCTCATTCAGTTCGATGCTACGGAGTCTGTCTTTGACCGGGAGTGTGCTATTTGCCCCGCTCAGTATGCGACATCGAAAGAAACGCCCACCCAGAAATGGGAGAAGGTCTCACGAAAGCTCTCCCAACTGGACACCAGCCGCCTCCACTACGTCAAACTTCCGGAGAATCACATCGTCATCGACTTTGATATTCCGGACGACCAGGGCAACAAATGCTTTGAACGCAATCTGGCCGAAGCGAGCAAATGGCCTCCGACCTATGCGGAGGTCAGCAAAAGCGGATGCGGCATTCATCTGCATTACATCTACACTGGCGACCCAACGAGACTTAGCCGGATTTATGATGACCACATCGAGGTAAAGGTCTTCACCGGGAAGAGTTCGCTGCGTCGTAAACTTACCAAATGCAATAACCTGCCTATCGCTACGATAAGCTCTGGGTTACCGTTGAAAGGAGAAAGCAGCGTGGTAAACACCAAAGTGGTTCAGAGCGAGAAAGGGCTTAGGGTGCAAATCAAGCGAAATCTCAACAAAGAGATTCATCCGGCTACTAAGCCCAGCATCGACTTTATCCACAAGATTTTGACGGATGCGTATGAGAGCGGCATGACCTATGACGTGACTGATATGCGCAACGCCGTCCTGGCCTTTGCGGCCAACAGCACCAACCAGGCCGACTACTGCATCAAACTCGTGAACAAGATGCCGTTCAAATCGGCCGAAAACGCTCCCTCGGCTCCAAATGACGAGGCTGACCTTGTCTTCTATGACGTGGAGGTGTTCCCGAACCTGTTCTTGGTGAACTGGAAGTTTGCCGGAAGCAAGACAGTGGTTCGGATGATTAACCCCACTCCCCAGGAGATTGAGGGGCTGATGAAGTTCCGGCTTGTCGGCTTCAACTGCCGGCGGTACGACAACCACATCCTCTACGCCCGTCTGATGGGTTATACCAACGAGCAGCTCTACAATCTCTCGCAGAAAATCATCAGCAGCGAAAAGAAGACCAAGAGCAACAACTGTTTTTTTGGAGAGGCCTATAACGTTTCTTATACGGACGTTTACGACTTCTGCTCCAAGAAGCAGAGCTTGAAGAAATGGGAGATTGAGCTGGGCATCCATCACCAGGAGCTCGGTCTTCCCTGGGACCAGCCGGTGCCGGAGAGCATGTGGCAGAAAGTTGCGGAATACTGCGACAATGATGTCATCGCCACCGAGGCCGTGTTCAATGCCCGCAAAGCGGACTTCATCGCCCGAGAGATCCTGGCCGACGTGGCCGGCATGACGGTCAACGACACCACCAACACCCTGACTGCCCGCATCATCTTCGGTAGCAATAAGCGTCCGCAGGATGCGTTCCGCTATCGTGATATGGGCGATGTGAGCCAGATCGATGAGCTCCCGTTTACCATGGGCGAGCCTGAGTACGACCAATACACCGCCTTTGACAAGAAGGGGCGGCCTATCTTTCCCGGGTATAAGTTCGAGAATGGCAAATCCACTTACCGGGGCGAGGAAGTTGGCGAGGGCGGTTATGTCTATGCGGAGCCTGGCATGTACAGCAACATCGCTCTGCTGGACATCGCGTCCATGCACCCCTCCAGCATCATCGCCGAGGAACTGTTTGGGCCGGAGTACACCAAGCGGTTCCAGGAGATTCGTGACGCCCGCGTCGCCATCAAGCACAAGGAGTTCGATAAGGCCCGGAAGATGCTGAACGGCGCATTGGCCAAGTACCTGACGGACGAGAGTGCTGCCGATGCTCTGGCTCAGGCTCTGAAAATCGCCATCAACTCTGTCTATGGCCTGACGTCAGCCGGCTTCGAGAACCCATTCCGGGACAATCGGAACAAAGACAATATCGTCGCCAAGCGCGGAGCCCTGTTTATGGTCAACCTCAAGCACGAGGTCCAGAAGCGGGGCTTTACTGTTGCCCACATCAAGACGGACTCCATCAAGATTCCGGATGCTACGCCGGAGATCATCCAGTTCGTCATGGAGTACGGCAAGATGTACGGTTATATTTTCGAGCATGAGGCTACTTATGACCGTATGTGCCTGGTGAACAACGCCGTCTACATCGCCAAGTATAAGGACGGCAAGCACGCCGGCGAGTGGACCGCCACCGGCACTCAGTTCCAGATCCCCTATGTCTTCAAGAAGCTCTTCACCCATGAGGAGATCACCTTCGACGACATGTGCGAGACCAAGTCCGTTACGGGCGCTCTGCATCTGGACATGAACGAGAACCTGCCGGACGTGTCCGCTGCGGAAAAAGACCTTGCCGACCTGCTCAAGCGAGTTGACCCTGACGGCAGCAGACCGTTCGGCGCTGATGAAGAAATCGAGCGGCTGAAAAAGGTTATCGCCGAGGGGCACGACTACGTCTTCATCGGAAAAGTGGGACAGTTCTGCCCCATCAAGGATGGCTGTGGCGGCGGGCTCTTGTGCCGGGAGTCTGAGGACAAAAAGACCGGCGAGAAGAAGTATGACGCCGCAACCGGGACAAAAGGGTATCGTTGGCTGGAGTCCGAGATGGTCAAGCAGCTTGGCAAAGAGGGAGACATCGACCGGGCTTACTACGATACCCTCGTGGACACCGCGGCCACCGATATTTCCAAGTTCGGCGATTTCGAGTGGTTTGTGTCCGAGGACCCGTATGTCAAGGACGACACGCCTCCCTGGTATGGTCCGGACGAACCCCATGGTGACGGCTCCACGCCGTTTGACGTGAGGTGAACTGGATGACGATAGCCTTAATAATTGCGATTGTAAATGCTTTTGCCGCACTGGTTGCGTATGTCACCAAGCATACCATCATGTGCGGCTTTAACATTGCATCGGCCATTGTGTTCATCCTCTCCGCAATGGTCTGTGAGGGCAAAATCCTCAATCGCATCAAGAAACTTGAAGAGGAAATCGAATATCTGAAAAGGAGATAATCACTATGCCGCGCAAAAAACTCTCCCCTCTCTCTATCGAGAACGCTACTCTCCGTTTCCGCAATTTCGCCGGTCGCCCCAGCCAGTATAACCGGGCTGGTGACCGAAACTTCTGTGTCGTCATCGATAACCCCGAAACGGCTCAAAAGCTGCTTGATGACGGCTGGAACGTCCGTGTCCGTCAGCCCCGGGACGAGAACGATTCCCCCATGTACTACATCCAGGTGGCGGTTCGGTTCGACAACTACCCGCCCAACATTTATATGCTTACCCGTCGGAACAAGACCCGGCTGGATGAGGAGTCCGTTGAGACGCTGGACTACGCTGACATCAGTAACGTTGACCTTGTCATCAACCCCAGCCCTTGGGAAGTTAATGGTAAGTCCGGTATCAAGGCTTACCTCAAGGTCATGTACGTCATTATCGAGGAGGACGAGTTCGCCGAGAAGTACGCCGGCGAGAAGTATCCGCAGGAGTAACGGGCCGTGGGGCGCTGGTTAGGAGGTAGCCGGCGCCCCTCCGTTTTTTTGAAAGGAGAATATCGTTGTGCCTCTTTGGAGAAAGAAGCCCAAGAAAAAATCGGCTTACAGGCCGAAACCCAAACCCAAGAAAGCACTATCCCCGGTTCCGGCAAAACCGAAGTTTGAGCCGAAGCCTTTTGTTCCACCCAAAATTCCTGAATACTTTACTCCGCCTGCTATGCCGACACGTCCTACGAAGAAAAAAACAACAGGTCCGAAGCCGGCAGTCGACATGGAGAAAGAGTTTATAAAGACCTTCAAGCAACTCACTCATACCAGGCGTCCCTGGGGAGTTTGGGAAGATTTCATTCTGATGGCAGCCTGTGCACTTTCAAACCCTGTTGATAAGGCGCACTATGAAGAGCGGGAAAATCGTTATCTTCTTACCATCAAAAAGTACAATAAGCAAGAGCAAGAACTCTTCGCCCAGGTGGTCATGGCAATGGAGGCCAACCCGGATCAGGACTTTCTCGGACGAGTCTGCACCAATCTCAACATGACTGACGAAGGCAAAAAGCAAATTTTCACTCCTTATTCAGTGTGCCAACTCATGGCGAGACTCACGTTACACGATGTTGTGCAAAAAGTTCGAGAAAATGGCTACATCACAATCGACGATCCTTGCTGCGGGGCGGGTGCGACACTGATTGCGGCTATTATGCTGGCCAAAGAATCCCTGGAAAAAGCCTGTCTAAACTTCCAGAGCCATATTTTAGTGTCCGGTCAAGACATCGATGAGACGGTAGCTCTCATGTGCTACATCCAACTGTCTTTGCTTGGCGTCGCCGCATACATCAAAGTTGGAAATGCTCTCACCGAACCTATGACAACCGCCGATTTGCTCGAAAACTATTGGTTCACCCCCATGTATTTTTCGGACGTTTGGGCCATGCGGCGGGCTGTTCAGCAAATGGACAGATTACTTCAGAAAGGAAATGAAGAATGAAAAATCCTTTGAAATGTAATGGGTGCACCCATAATGGAAGTCTCACCAGCGGCTACAAATGCGATGCGTGTCAGGCCGGAAGCATGTTCAGGCCCCGGCAGCGTATCAGCTATGGCGACAGCAGTCTGGATGCCGCAATACATGCTGTGGCCGCTTACGGTGGAGCCAGCATGATCCTCCCCGAGATCAAGGAAGTCATGTTCAACGGAACGGCCACCATCGTTTTCTGGGCCGATGACACCAAGACGGTCGTCAAGGCTGTTGGAGAGGCTTTTGACCCCGAGAAGGGGCTTGCTATGGCAATCGCCAAGAAAGCCCTTGGAAATAAGGGCAACTATTTCAACAAAATCAAGAAGTGGACAACCAAGCGGCCGTAAAGTGCCGCTTATATTTTGAAAGGAGAACCATGTTATGAACACTACCCATATGCCGTCTATTGAGGTCATCGAGCGGTGGTTGAAGGACGAGGACTGCGATGTGCGGGCTGCGGCCATGAACGCCTGCCAGGGCCGGGAGGTGCCCCTTGAGGTCATCGAGCGGTGGTTGAAGGACGAGGACTGCGATGTGCGGGCTGCGGCCATGAACGCCTGCAAAGCCAACAACATCCCCGTTCCGGTTATCCGGACGATTGAGCCGCCCGAACTGGTCTACAAGAAGTGCGTAGGCGGTATCATCGTTGTCGCTTCCATCCCCAAGGACGCACAGATCCGCGGCAACTTCAACCACAAGTGCCGCGCCAGCAAGGCCGTTATCAAGGAGATCATCGGCGACCTCTGTGGGGAGCAGGTCGGCATTTCCAAGTATGACCTGAGAACCCTCTACTACGCCGGCGACGAGGTTGAGATCGACAACTTCGACTACAGCAATGAGGAGTGCTCCACCGGCTTCCACTTCTTCTGCACAATCGAAGAAGCCCGGAGCTACTAATCATGGGAGGCATCAGCCTCTACGACCACCAGGAAAAAGCCCTCACAAAAATGCATAACGGCTGTATCCTCTGCGGCGGGGTCGGTTCTGGTAAATCTCGGACCGGCCTCGCCTACTATTACCAACAGCAGGGCGGAAATCTCGATGAAGCCGACAGCATCATGAAAAAGCCGAGAGACCTCTACATCATCACAACAGCAAAAAAGCGGGATAAATGTGAGTGGGGCGAGGAAATGGCTCCATTCCTGCTGTCGGTGCATCCGGAAGCCAACTACTACAAGAACACGGTGGTCGTTGATTCTTGGAACAATATTGCCAAGTATAAGGACGTCAAAGACGCTTTCTTCATATTTGACGAGCAGCGAGTTGTCGGATATGGCGCATGGACAAAGGCGTTTCTCAAGATTGCCAAGGTCAACAAGTGGATACTCCTCTCCGCAACCCCAGGCGACACTTGGCAGGATTACATCCCCGTTTTCATTGCCAACGGCTTCTATCGCAACAAGTCTGACTTCATTGACCAGCATGTTATTTATGACTGGAAATCCAAATATCCCAAGGTCGACCGTTACCTCAACACTGGTCGGCTGATTCGGCTGCGCAATCGTATTCTGGTTGAAATGGAGTTTGAGCGCCATACCACGTCCAATCATGTTGATATTCCGGTAAGCTACAACATCTCGAACTACCGGGACATCACCAGGAAGCGATGGAATATCTGGGAGGACAAGCCCATTGAGACTGCCGGAGAACTGTGCTATTCCCTCCGGAAAATCGTAAACTCGGATGACTCTCGCAGCGTTGCAATTCTGGAGCTTATGGAGGACCACCCAAAGGTCATCATCTTCTACAACTTCGATTATGAGCTGGATATTCTCAAATCACTCGGCTATCCGGAGGGTACGGAGGTTGCGGAGTGGAACGGTCACAAACACCAGGAAGTTCCCACCGGGGATAAATGGGTCTATTTCGTTCAGTACACTGCTGGCTGTGAGGGCTGGAACTGCATCACCACAGACACTATCATATTCTACTCGCAGAACTATTCCTACAAAGTCATGGTACAGGCGGCCGGGAGAATTGACCGCTTAACGACACCATACAGCAACCTTTATTACTACCATCTCAAGAGCTTTTCCGGCATCGACCTGGCTATCACGAAAGCCCTCAAGGCGAAGAAGAATTTCAACGAGGGTAAGTTCGTTGGGTGGTCTACGAAGCCCATGCCTAAAATCACGTCGTTGCCGAAAGTTTCATGATTGAAAGGAGAACATCGTGGAACACAAAGATAAAATCCCCGCGGAAAGCCTCGCTTGGGCTATCCGGGAAATCGAGCTCGCCTGTGAAAGCGAACGGAAGAGAGCTGAGAAACCTGAGGACGCAACCTATGGCGTCGCTTGCTATGAGAGCGCCCTGTGTGGTTACAAGAGCCTGATGCAGGCCGACCATGACGAGTTCAGCCTCCAGGTCACTAAGGGCATCCTCAATCGCCTGGTCGACGGCAAGTGTCTCACCCCCATCGAGGACACCCCTGGCGTTTGGAGCGATATCACCGGCGAGTGCAACTGGAAAGACGGGTATCAAAAGTACCAGTGCATCAGGATGTCTTCGCTCTTCAAAGAGATCGCTCCGGATGGCACCGTGACCTACAGCGATATTAACCGCGTTCAGGTGGTCAATGTGGACGAGCCCGATATCGCCTATACCAACGGCTTCACCACCCGGCTTATCGACAAGCTGGCCCCCATCACCATGCCCTACTTCCCCGCCGACAAGAAGTTCAAGGTGGTTCGGGAGGAGTTCCTTACCGACCCCAAGAACGGCGACTACGACACCGTGGCCTACCTATACGTCATTACGCCGGAGGGCAAGAAAGTGGAGCTCAATGGCTACTTTAAGGACGGTGAGAACGGCTTGGTTCGCATCGATAAGGCTGAGTACGATGAACGCAAGGCCAGAAAGGTGGAGAAGAAGTAATTCGTGATATGCGGTGGTGGAATAGGTAGACACTAATGTCAGATAGGACGGCCTATCGGTTCGATTCCGACGGCTCTTAACCACGGTGAAATAGCCGATAGAGCAGGGGCTGATTTGGTACAAGGGAGTGGACGTCCATGTGAGGTGCAAATCCTCACCCGCATACACATGATGCTTGAAAGGAAAAAATGTGATGAAAAGTTCTGACACGCTCTTGGTCGGGTTTGACCACTCTCATGGCGACATCGCCGTTCTCATCATTGGCCGCAAGGACGCCGGCGAGAACGCCCAGATCATCAACCAGTTCCAGGGCAAGGAGGCCGAGGAGCTGTATAAAAAGCTGGTGGGAAAGGAGGCTTCGGATGATGGCCGGTCTTAATCTCACGGTCGAGCATCCAACGCGACTTTGCGTTGTTCGTGATGAGGTCGGATATTTCCATATGTGGGAGCACTACTCAAAGCCTATCCCCGCAAGCCCTATTATGGGCGGAGAACCTGCCGGCACTTTTAGCAAAGTATTCGGTATCGTGGAGTTTAAGGATGGCGTCAAGCGGATCGATCCGACTGAGATCATCTTCCGGGATGAGACTACCGATATTCTCTACCAAATTGATAAGGATGAGGAAATAAGGAAACGGATCATCCAAGGGCCATCGGCGAAAGGAGAAGCACAATGATCCTGATTGAGAAAACCCAAATCATGGGCCTGGAGCCCACTATCCGCGGAATGCGGAACCCGATGAACAGTTGGGATAAGTCCGACAGCGAGTTCAATGTGCAATGCGGCATTTGTGATAGCGAGCACTACAACTGTGACAACTGCCCCACGAACCCGTTTTCTGCGAACGGCACCGATAATGCTCTGATCGGCCCAAACGACCTTGACCTGATGCTGAGGTTGGCCAGGGCCGGCTCGGTGGATGGCAAGTTCCGCCGGATGATTGCGGTGTACGTCGACATCACCGCCCCGCTCTACTGGTGGAAGGAGTTCGACACCTATAAGGTGGGTACGGTCGCCAACTCCTGCTCCACCATGCACAAGATTCATGCTAAGGAGTTCACGCTGGAGGACTTCAGCCATGAACATTTGCTTGGGGAAGGCTGTATTCCCGACCATGCCTATCAGAACCCTCATGATATTTTGGCTCTCACCGTTGACTGCCTCAATTACTGGCGGGAGAAGTATCTGGAACTTTCAAAGATCGACGAATCAGCATGGAGAGCGGCCCCGAAAGCCAGGGGTTTAACAGATGAATCAGTTACTGCCGCTAAGAAGAGATGTTGGTGGCAGATGATTCAGCTTCTCCCCTCCAGCTACAACCAGAAGCGGACGGTCATGCTGAACTACGAGGTCCTGTCCAATATCTACCAGCACCGGCGCAACCACAAGCTGGACGAGTGGCGGGAACTCTGCAAGTGGATTGAGGGCCTGCCGTACAGCGAGGTTATTACCTGCAACGTGGCCAAGAAGGGAGATTGAGTCATGGAGGAGAAAATCTTTATCGCTTCGTGGCAGGAGGCCCACACCATCGTCGACGACGCTATAAAAAAAGGCGACCGGTCGGTCTCCATCTACATCTCCCCTGATGGCGGCATGTCCATCAGTGTCTATCCCTGGCCAGACGAAGAGACGCTGCGTGCGGCCTATGAGCAGGGAAAGATTTCTTACAACGACTACCGCACCAAAATCGGATTGTGTGCGGTGAAGCCGTAAGCTGATTGACACCTACCTTCCAAACATGGTATGATGGATAGAGACAAAGTAACCATCGGCCATGCGCAAAAAACGCAGTCCCTATTGTGGAAGGAGGTTGTTAAGGCTATGGCTGAACGCGACAATTTACGCCTTCTGGATGGAGGTGATTCTGTGGGCATGACAGATAACCAGTACAAGGGTATGCTCCTTGACCAGTTGGAAGACTGGCAGGAGATCCTTGATCTGGCAATCGAGGCCGCGAACACCGAGATTCAGAAGAAGGCGGAGAAGCAGATCGCGAAGATCAACGAGAAGCTGAAATTCTAATCTCAACCCAAAGGGGGGAGAGCCTGCGGAAACGTGGGCTCTTCTCTTTTTATATTCTTTTTGAGGAGGAACAAACAATGCGTAAATTTCTCAGGAACATGGCGCGGGCCAAGATGAAGAGGATGGGCTACTCCAACGTCAACCTCAAGATGCGCGGTCACTGGCGCGAGATCATCGGCGCCTATCCGGTCAACATCATCACCGGCCAGCAGATGAGCAAGAGCTTCCGCGGGCGCAAGAAGAACAAGAAGGGCTCCTACAGCTCCCTCTTCGCTTACTGAGGAGGGAGTTTATCATGTCTTGTCAATACAAAGACCAGTGCCCCAGCTACAGTGGCTGGTGTGATGGGCCGAAGCAGGACTTCTCCAAGTGCGTGGAGTTCCTCGTCACGGCCTATGAGAACGAGAAAAAGCGGATGACGCCCAATGAGTATCAGAAGCTGGCCATGCGGACGTGCAGCATTCCCTATGACCAGAAGCAGGATATGCTCATGCACGCTGTCCTGGGACTGACTTCCGAGGCCGGCGAGGTTTCCGGTCTGTTCCAGAAGAAGTACCAGGGTCACAAGCTCGACCCTGAGCATCTGGAAAAGGAGTTGGGAGACTGCCTCTGGATGATTGCGGAGGCTTGCGCCGCTCTCGGTTGGAATATGGAAACGGTCATGCAGACCAACATCGAGAAACTCCGGGCCCGGTATCCGGAGGGCTTCGATGCCGAGCACAGCCTTCACCGTAAGGCCGGCGACGTTTAGTGGGGGGGGGTGCTTTATGGAAAACTCCTCCCTTATCAACGACGGCGGCACCCGCATGTCTTATGGCGATGGAAAGGCTGTCAGAGAACCGTCCACTGGAAAAGGTCGCTTCGACCTGGTGACCCCATTTGGCTGGATGCGGCTGGCAAAATGGTACGAGCTCGGCGCTCATAAATACAGCGACAGGAACTGGGAGAAAGGGATGCCGTTCTCTCGGTATATTGATTCCGCTTTGCGGCACATCGTCAAGTGGATCATGGGTATGACGGACGAGGACCATCTCTCCGCGGCCGTGTGGAACCTCCTCTGCATCATTCACCACGAGGAGCTCGGCCAGACTGAACTGGACGACATGCCGCATTATTTCAACAAGAAAGACACGCTTGAAAGCAATGACCTTATCAATCAGATGCGCCGTCTTCATGAATACGGGCAGTCTTTACCGGCAGCCGCCTATATTCTCGGTATTGACGACATTACTGCTCGTAAACTTAACCGAGAGGCAGGGATCGGATATGAAGAATAAGCTCCACGCTCTCCTGCTCATCACCTGTACCCTGCCGGTCATGTTCCTGGAGGGCGACGCTACAGCCACAGTCTTCGTTTCGGTGATTGCCGGACCGATGTTTTTCGCAAAAGAAAACTGGATTTATTAGAAAGGATCTGTGAAACATGAAAGACACCATCAGAAACATTCTCCTCGCGTTGCTCGCCGTCATCATCGTGGTGGGCGGAACCTATACCGCTATCCAGTGGGACGCCATCGTCGGCAAGTGGGAGACGGAAGCAGAGCGGGAGGTCTTCAAGCAGACAACCACCTACTCCGAGGCTGCTGCGTCTTTCCTCGCCGACAGCTATAAGCAGTATAACGATGCGGAAACCGAGACCGACAAGAACACTATTATGGAGTATGTCATCATGCGGTATCCCAACCTTGACATAGACTCCATCGACAACGACACCCTGCGCCGGTTCTACAACCAATGCCTTAACCATTAAAAAAAACGGAGGAAACGAAAATGAAAAAAGTTATGAAGATCGCGGCCCTGTTCCTGTGCGCTGTCATGATTACCTGCTTGATGGCGGGATGCGACGAGACCACTCGGATGAAGGAAGAGAATTACACCGAAAACACCAAGACGCAGATATTGGATATGTATGGGCTCCCTGAAGTGACCAATTTCTTTGAGTATTCCCAGCTCAAGGAAATTTACGAACTTCGGGATAACCCCAACTTGATCTGCTACTGGTACACAAAGAATGATATGTCCGGCAAGTGGGTCTACCAAGGTACCTGTGTGGGATATGGCATTCCCTATGGGGCGAGCATCACAAACCCTGAGCAGCGTGTATATAGCGGTCTTACGCTGCCTCTTGCGGAACCGAACGGGCTGTACACAAACGGCCTTTCCACTTCTGCAACCTGGATTCTGACTACGGATGCTAAGGGCAACATCACTCCTACTTACGTTGAGAGCGAAATCACTATCGGCCAGACCAAGATGGAGGCCCGGCTCTGCGAGGACTGGTCGATTCCGTCCGACTATTAACGCCATGCCATGAGAGTCAAAAAAGCAGGCGGCAGGATATTCGGAGGCGCGATGTCCGCTGCCGAGAAAAAAGCCATGGATTTGGAGATCCAGCGCCAACTTGCCGAGTACGACCAGAAGCATCTGGTCGAAATCGACGCCATGATCCTGTGGGTGCTGCACGAGCGATTCGGGTTCGGCCCAAAGAGGCTGAGACAATATTACGACAGCTTCCGGGCCTGTACCAACGAACTGGTCGAGCGGTATCAGATGGACGCTGGGGATGACGTCTGGCTCTGTACGCAAATGCTGAAACGCATCGGAGTAGACGTCGAGCAGTGGCATAAAGAAACGGGGTGATTAACTTTTGGCCGCAAAAGACAGGAAAAATTCGGAGGGCTATTCCGACCCGACTGCTTATGTAGCCATGAGGAATATCGCCCGAGACGAGGACCGCTTTCGGAAACTGTGTAAGGTCATCCTGAACATCTGCGACGTGGCGGGCTTCGAGATTCGGGGCCCTATCGTTTTAGTGGATAAGAAATCCGGAAAGGTCTGGAGGTGAAAAAGTGAGCTGTGCAAGAACTTCTGTTGGCGTTGCTCTTGCTGAGGAAGACATGCGTTACTGTTCCGAACTCATCAGTAAAATCATCGCCGAGGAAATGGAGAAAATCCTTGCCGCTTTTGAAGTGATTGGCGAGGCTTTCTCAACCGCATTTGACATCGGACTCCTAGGCTGGGCGGAAGCGTGCGAGGCCATCCAGACTGTTTTCGGTGAACTTGAGGACGTCGCCAAGGTAGAGAGTGGGACCCCTCCGAAAAAATACGGGATGTCTCTCCGCAAGTGCCAGCGCCGGACATCCGTACACTACCATTACATCCCGACAACTCCCCGAAATCTGCCCTACATGAGGAGGGCGTACTAATCCATCAACTACACACTACATAAAAAGGAGTAAAGAAAATGATTATTCTGCTTGTTATTCTCGCGATCATTGCCATCGCTGGCTTCGCCGTCACCACCGCCCTGCGCAAGGGGCTCGACCCCAAGGACGAGTGCGATAAGGACCGGTTGAAGATCCTCGGCATCATCCGAGGTGCGGTTATCGGCGTCTGTGTTGCTATCTTTGCTATCGCGATGCTGATTGGCAGCGTCAAAATCATGGATCAGACCGAGGTTGGTATCGTGAAGACCTTCGGCAAGGTCGACCATACTGTCTCCGGCGGCCTCAATTTCGTGAATCCGATCTCTGACACGGTGGAGGTTATGGATCTGCGGGTACATGTCAATGAGGCGTCCTTTGCAAGTTATACCAAGGATGCTCAGCCTTTGACGGCCGCAATCGAGTATCAGTATGAGCCCATCGCCACCCAAGCTATGCAGATTGTCTCCCAGTATGGCTCCTATGAAATCCTCGAAACCAAGCTCCAGGCCGCTGTTGAGGAGCGTGCCAAAATCGTGTTCGCACGCTACGGCGCTATGACGCTGCTGGAGAACCGCGCCACCCTTTCCGCTCAGGTGCAGGAAGAAGTCAAGGAGTTGGAGGAGCTGTTCCCGGTAAACTTTACCCAGGTGGTCGTGAAAGACATCGACTTCTCCGATGCCTTTGAGCAGGCCGTCGAGGCCAAGATGCAGGCGGAACAGAATGCGTTGCGGGCTGAGAACGAGAAGCAGGAAGCCATTACCAGAGCCGAGCAGGAACGTGAGGTCGCTCGTGTTGAGGCGGAGGCTGCTGTTCTGGCTGCCGAGGGCGAGGCCCGCGCTCTGGAAATCACTCGTGAGGCTCTTGAAAATATGCCTGACACCTGGATCGCTCAGCAGTATTTGGAGAAGTGGGACGGCAAGCTGCCCCAGCTCATTACAGGTGATGGCTCGGGTTTGATGCTGACGCCAAATCTTGAGTAAGGCGCAACCTGAAGTAGTCCAACAGGCATGATTTTGCCCCGGCTCTGTCTAAGTTAGAATAGGAATCTCTCTAACCTAAGATAGAAGTCGGGGCATTTTCATGTCAAAAAGTTGGGAAAATTTCTGCCCACTTTTACTGCCCGAAAGTGGGCTTTGGCCACTTTTCTTGGCCAGTCTCTTAAAATTGGGGCGGTTTGGCAGAGGTGTACGGACGTTTTTGGCCAGAAAAAGTGGGTTTCTGCCCGGTTTTATTTCAAAAGTGGCCAGCCCAAAACCGTTGGGGCGCAAGGCTTTGCGGGTTTTCTGCCCACTTTCCCACTTTTTTCTTTAATTAGTGTGAGGAAAAAAGTAATAAATTATATATAATTGGCGAAAAAAAGTGGGCATTTGGCCAGAGAGCGATTTTCAGCAAAAATCACGGCTCCGCGAGATTTCCTCTTCCTTTTCTTTTGCAGGTGTGGTATACTGAAACCGCCACACAACTCTATATTTTCGTAGCTACGAGGAAATACCTTGGCAAAAGGTGTTTTCTCTCTTTCCTCATACATATCGTAGCTACTGAGGGTTGTGTGGCAGCAATGGAGAGATACACTTTTGCAGGTGCGTCTCTTCATCGGGGCGCACCTTTTTTATGCCCCTGAGCATCTGTAAGGGGAGGAAACGAGTATGGATGATTCTTACGATGGCGGCTGCGATTGGATTTGTGACAACTGCGGAGCTTATATGAATACCCAACCGGGCTTTGATATTCATGGTGGGACCTGGGTGTGTTCCGAGTGCGGAGCTCTGAATAGTGTGGGTGCCGATAATGTTCTCGACCTCTTGGGGATGCTACTCAAAGGGGTTCATAAGTTTATCACTCGACCTTTACAGGAACCGCCTGAAGACGATGACTAATTGATATTTTGAAAGGAGTGCCGACTGATGGCTAACAGGAGTGGAAAGAAGCGCGGCACACTCGGGTTGTTACTCGATGTGGTGCTTACTCTCTGCACAGGTGGGCTGTGGCTTATCTGGATACTGATTCGCTACCTGCGTAATAATAGCTGACTACCGACAATCGAATACTTAACCGCTGCCGAGATGCTTACGAGTGTCTCGGCTTTTTTTGTGCTTATTTTGGCTCCCGCCAAAAAAACAGCCTCTTTTATGGAGAGGAGAGAGATGTGTCACGCATTTTTCATTCTTTCTATTATCTTTGTCAAGAAAGGAGGCCTCTTCATGGCCAGAAGCTCCAGACTGGAAAGCGGTTTTCAGGATAGACTCATCGAGACACTGAAGACGCTCTTCCCCGGCTGCATGGTTTTCAAGATGGACCAAATTCAGGGCATCCCTGACTTGCTCGTTCTCTACGGAAAGAAATGGGCCTCCCTGGAATGCAAGAGATTTGCGAGAGCCAAGAAGCAGCCGAACCAGGACTACTACGTTGAAAAGATGGATGAGATGTCTTTCTCCAGGTTCATCTCTCCTGAAAACCAAGAGGAGGTATTGGATGAACTTCAACAAGCATTCAAACCTTGAGGGCCAACATGCATTTCTTGGCGCAAGCAAATACCACTGGATCAACTACAGTGAGGAAAAAGTTGCGGATGCCTACGCAAAATTTTTAGCAACGCAAAGAGGTACGATGCTCCACGCCTTCGCTGCTCAGTGCATCCTCCTCGGGCAGAAATTGCCCAGGTCGCAAAAGACCCTCAATATGTATGTGAACGACGCCATCGGTTTCAAGATGACGCCGGAGCAGATCCTCTACTACTCGCCAAATTGCTTTGGGACTGCGGATGCTATTTCGTTCAGAAACAATATGCTCCGCATCCATGATCTGAAGACCGGCGAGGCGGCTACCCATATGGAGCAGTTGATGGTCTATGCTGCTCTGTTCTGCCTGGAGTACCATGTCAAACCTAGCGAAATCGAAATGGAACTCCGTATCTACCAGTATGACCAAGTCCTTTTCCATAATCCGACGGTTGCGGATATTCTCCCTATCATGGATAAAATCGTCACGTTTGATAGAGTAATCAACAAAATCAGAGAAGAGGAGGGGTAAACCATGAATCCCATTCAGGAAGACATCCTGATGCATTATGGCGTCAAGCGACGTTCTGGGCGCTATCCCTGGGGTTCCGGTGACAACCCCTACCAGCATGGCGGCGATTTTCTCAGTCGTGTCGAAGAACTTCAGCGCCTCGGTAAAAGCGAAAAAGAGATTGCTCAGGAAATTGGGCTGTCCACCACCGACTTGCGTATGCAGGTTCGGGTCGCCAAGCATGAGCGCAGGGCTCTCCAGGCCGACCGGGCCAGATCGCTGCGGGACGATGGAAAGACTCTCGATGAGATTGCGTCCATCATGGGGTTCAAGAATGACTCCTCTGTTCGGGCCCTGCTGAATGAGAACACGGCCGAGAACAAAAACAAGGCTCGTGCAACGGCTGAGATTTTGAAGAAAGAACTCGCCGAAAAAGGGGCTTTGGATGTCGGTACGGGAGTTGAGCGTACACTTGGCGTCTCGACCGGTGTTCTTCAGGAAGCCCTCTTTATTCTGGAGACCGAGGGTTACAACCGATATGGCGTCGGCGTTCCCCAGGTCAACGACCCCAAGAAGCGGACTATCACCCCCGTCATCTCCGTCCCTGAAATCGACCAGAGAGAGGTATATCAGAACCTTGACTTGGTGAAGTCCGTCGGTGAGTATCATTCCTCTGACGGCGGCGATTCCTGGGATAAGCGTGAGTATCCAGCCAGTATTGACTCAAGCCGGGTGAAGATCCTTTACGGCGATGAGGGCGGCGCTTTGAAAGATGGCGTCATAGAAATTCGGCGTGGCGTGGCGGATTTGGACCTTGGTGATTCTCACTATGCCCAGGTCCGTATCCTTGTGGACGGAACCCACTATCTCAAGGGTATGGCGATGTATTCTGATGATATGCCTGATGGAGCCGACATCGTGTTCAACACGAATAAACACTCCGGTACTCCGAAGATGGAAGTTATGAAGCCTATTCAGGCCGACCCGGATAACCCATTTGGAGCATTCATCAAAGCGAATGGTCAGAGCCATTACATCGGCGCTGACGGTACGGAAAAGCTGTCGGCTATCAACAAGTTAAAAGAAGAGGGCGACTGGGATAAGATGAGTAAAAACTTGTCTTCCCAGTTTCTTTCTAAGCAGCCGCTTCAGCTTATCAGGAAGCAGTTGGATTTGACCTACGCGGATGCCGCCGACGAGTTCGCCGAAATCTGCGCCTTGACCAACCCCACTGTCAAAAGAAAGCTGTTGCTGGACTTCGCCGACGAGTGCGACTCCGCCGCCGTACATCTGAAAGCCGCAGCTCTTCCCAGGCAGAGCACTCAGGTCATTCTTCCCCTAAACGCGATGAAAGAGACTGAAATCTTTGCCCCAAATTATCGGGATGGCGAGCAGGTAGCCTTAGTTCGCTATCCTCATGGCGGCACATTTGAAATCCCCGTCCTCACAGTCAACAATAAGAACCCCGCTGCCATTTCCATCTTGGGTAAGAACATCCGTGATGCTGTTGGCATCAACCCAAAGGTTGCGGAGCGCTTATCCGGAGCGGACTTCGATGGCGACCAAGTCGTTGTCATTCCGACCGGTAGAGGGGTGAAGATCCAATCAACCCCAGCCCTGAAAGATTTGGAGGGCTTCGACCCGAAAACACAGTATTCCACTGAGGGTAAGACTGGCGTTCGGCTGCTTTCCAAAGGTGCTGCTACACAGCGGCAAATGGGTGAGATTTCCAACCTTATCACGGACATGACCCTTAAGGGGGCTCCTGAGAGCGAGATTGCCAGAGCTGTCAAACACAGCATGGTGGTCATCGATGCGGCCAAGCACAAGCTGGATTACCGGCAGTCTGAAAAAGATAACGGTATCGCCGAGCTTCGTAAACGTTACCAGGGGTATACCGATGAAGAGGGAAAAGAGAGGGGCGGTGCCTCTACTCTGCTGTCCCGTCGGAAACAGACTGTCGATGTCCCTGAGCGTCAGGGCAGCGGCGTTATTGATCCCACCACCGGCAAAGTGGTCTATAAGGAGTCCGGTAGGACCTATGTTGACCCGAAAGCCGGGAAGACCGTTCTTGCCACTACAAAGGTCAGCCGCATTGAGGTCCTGGACGATGTTCGTAAACTGTCCTCTGGCACTCTTCAGGAAGAGGCCTATGCAGAGCACGCTAACCGTATGAAAGCCCTGGCCAATCAGGCAAGGCTTGAATATAAAGCGACGCCTACGCTGAAGCGTTCGGCCAGTGCTGCAAAAGCCTTTGAGCCTGAAGTAACCAGGCTTATGTCCGCTCTCCGTGTGGCTCAGTTGAACGCCCCTCGTGAGCGTGAGGCCCAGCGCATTGCCAATGCCCGTGTCAAGGCCAAAGTGCAGGACAACAACATCACCGACAAAGACGAAATCTCTAAGATTCGTCGGGCCGCCATCAATGATGCAAGAGTTGCTACCGGTGCCAGCGGCAAACGGACTCGCATCACCATCAGCGATGGCGAATGGACAGCTATTCAAGCAGGCGCAATTTCTGATACAACGTTGAGCGAGATCCTTCGCTATGCGGAACCGAAGACTGTCAGGGAACGCGCTACCCCAAGAGCAACGACACAGTTGTCGCAAGCGCGTATCAATCGCATCAAGGCTTTGGCAAACTCTGGTCACACAAACTCTGAGATTGCTGAGGCTTTGGGAATTTCGACTTCTGCTGTCTCAAAGTATCTGAATGAGTGAAAGGAAGTGAGAGCAAATGGCTCAATGTGCGCTGACTACGGTAGACAATCCGTATGACCCCTTTACACAGACCGAGGCCTGGTATCGCTTCGACGAGGACAAAGGTTATCACTCCTGCTCTTACTTGGCCCGCATCGCCCGCACTTCCGATCAGCTCTCCGATGCTGAGAATGAGCAGGAAATGGAGCGCGCCATCGACGACATCGTCAAGTACAATCCCCTCGGTATCTACAAGAAAGTCGTAAGTCCTTTTGAGTCTGGCGTCACTGCGACTGCTTAGTGAGGACTGGCACCCACATCGAAACCTTGAGCTTGCTTTCAGCGAGCGATGTCAAACAATTCTTGGTTTCGTTGATGCTTTGCGCCTGCAATGCGTGGTGCTTCAGTCTTCATAGAAGATATAGGGGGGGGGCAGCGAAAAATACACCCCCTATAGCATCGCGGCGGTCCTCAAAAATTCTCCGGGGGATATTTTTGGAAAACAGTTTCATCCGGGGCAGCGTTTGAACGAGCTCACAAGGCCTATATTTTCCTGTCGGGACCTTTCGTCACCTCCACGAAGGTTCTCCTTTCTGCCCGACCGGTTTAACGGCTTATGTGGGCTCCTTCAAACGCTGCCCCAACTACTGCAATACTCACCAAAACGCAACAGCAATCGTCATCAATCTTAGCGAGAGGAGGCGGTGAGGATGGCTAAAGCTGTGGGAAAGAGACGCGCGGCTTCGACGCCCGAGGCCAGAGAGCAGCAGCTAATAGCTTTGGCAGTCGACCTTGCCGAAAAGCAGCTCATTGAAGGGACAGCTTCCTCTCAGGTCATCTCGCATTTTCTCAAACTCGGCTCGATACGGGCTCAAATCGAAAAGGAATTGCTTGAAAAGCAGCGAGACCTTGCGGCCGCCAAGGCGGAGTCTATCAAGTCCGGTGCGCGAATGGAAGAACTGTACCTCAATGCCGTAAATGCTATGAAGAGCTACAGCGGACAAGAGGAGGAACCAGATGAAGAGTATTAAATGCTACTCCGAACTGATTCTGCTTCCGACGTTCGAGGAGCGGTTTCAATATTTGCGCCTCGACGGAATTGTCGGTCAGGAGACCTTTGGGTTTGACCGGTATATGAACCAATACTTCTATCGCTCCAAAGAGTGGAGGCGGGTGAGGGATATTGTCATCGCCAGAGATGCCGGATGCGATTTAGGCGTTCCTGGGCATGAGATATTTGCCAGGGTACTGATCCATCACATGAACCCGATCAGGCCAGAGGACATCCGGAGCCGAAGCGATATTTTACTCAATCCGGAGTATCTTATCACCACCGTTCACGAAACTCACCAGGCAATTCACTATGGCAACGAAAGTCTTCTGATTACAGCTCCCATCGAGAGAGTAAGAAACGATACCTGTCCCTGGAAACATTGAATGAAGGAGGAAGACCACCATGCAAAACAATCCCCAGCACCGAACGACCCGCCCCGATGTGAAAGAGGCGGCGCCTAAGCAGCCTGTTCCGGATAAGCCGTATATCGGCATCGTTACCGACTGTCTGAGGCTCAACGTTCGCCAGGAGCCTGACGAGAACGCCAAGGTCGTGGCCGTCATCGACTGCCTGTCTCAGGTGGACGTTGACCTGGATGGCTCCACCAAGGACTTCTGCAAAGTCCGCACCCCCGATGGCATCGAGGGCTTCTGCATGAAGAAGTACATCCAACTCCGGCGTTAGGAGGGAACCTATGGAGACTACCGAAAGCATCCTGACGTCAGTTAAGAAACTGTTGGGCATCGATGAGAGTTATACTCATTTCGATCCGGACCTCATCATGCACATCAATTCTGTGTTCTCAATTTTGGCACAGATTGGCGTCGGGCCGCCCAACGGTTTCTCCATCACCGGCGAAAGCGAAACGTGGTCTGATTTCATCGGGCAGAACGCTAATCGCTTTTCATTGGTAAAATCCTACATGCATCTCAAGGTAAAACTGCTATTTGACCCGCCTCTCAGCTCCGCAGCCATTGAGTCAATCAATCGGCAGATCAGCGAGTTCGAGTGGCGGCTTTCTGTTGCGGCGGACCCTGCGGATGACAACCGTGGAAAGGAGAAAACTCGAAATGGATGAACTTCAGCATCATGGCATCAAAGGCCAAAAGTGGGGAGTTCGTCGTTTTCAGAATGCAGACGGCAGCCTGACCACCGCCGGAAAACAGCGAGCGTCTGAGACGAAGAAACGAACGGATGCCAAAAACCGCGGAACCTTGACCAATGCCCAGCTCAAGCAGAAGATCGAAAGGCTCCAGTTGGAAAAGCAACTCAGAGAACTTACAAACCAGGAGGTCAATTCTGGCCGCGTCTATGCCCAAAAAATTCTGAAAGACGTGGGGAGTAAAGTGCTGACTACTGCTGCCAGCGGAGCCCTTTTGTATGCTGGAAAAGCAGCCATCACGAAGTCGTTCAGCCCGCAAGAATTTGCAAACGCCATCTTTAACGGCGGACCCAAAAAGAAGTAGGTGAGCCGATGGCCTTATCAAACACTGCTGTTCCCAAATACTATGGTCAATTCCGAGAAAAGGTGATTCGAGGCGAGATTCCGGTATGCAAGGAAGTCTCAATGGAGATGAACCGAATCGATGACCTCATTGCCAATCCTGGAATTTACTACGACGACAAGGCGGTTGAGGGCTGGATCAAATACTGCGAGGCTGAACTTACTCTAACAGACGGTTCGGATCTTTGCCTCTTGGATAGTTTTAAGCTCTGGGGAGAGCAAGTGTTTGGTTGGTATTACTTCGTTGAACGCTCTGTTTACGAACCTAATGTTGGCGGACACGGGGGGCACTACGTTACAAAAACAATCAAGAAACGACTTATCAATAAGCAGTATTTGATTGTTGGTCGTGGTGCTGCGAAATCGCTCTACGATTCATGCATTCAATCGTTTTTCCAGAACATTGATACATCCACGACTGACCAAATCGTTACAGCTCCCACGGTTCGTCAATCCGAAGAGGTCTTGACACCGATCAAAACCGCAATAACCAGAGCGCGTGGCCCTTTGTTCCAGTTTCTCACAGAAGGGTCACTCCAGAACACCACTGGCTCTAAGGCCAACCGCGTAAAACTTGCCTCGACCAAAAAAGGCATTGAGAATTTCATCACAGGGTCTATCATACGGATCATTCCTATGTCGATTGACAAGCTCCAAAGTCTTCGCTGTAAAATTGCAACAGTCGATGAATGGCTCTCCGGCGACATTCGCGAAGACCCTATTGGCGCCATAGAGCAAGGAGCTTCTAAGAATGATGATTGGCTGATTACCGCCACGAGTTCCGAGGGTACTGTCCGGAATGGAGCGGGAGACACCATCAAAATGGAGCTCATGGACATCCTTAAGGGAAATTACATCAATCCACATGTGTCTATCTGGTGGTATAAGCTGGATTCGGTTGATGAGGTTGCCTATCCCGAGATGTGGATGAAAGCAAATCCCAATATCGGAAAAACAGTCACTTACGAAACATACCAGTTGGATGTCGATAGAGCCGAGAAAGCTCCTGCTGCTCGAAACGATATTTTAGCAAAGCGGTTTGGGCTCCCGATGGAGGGCTATACCTATTACTTCACTTATGAAGAAACGCTCCCCCATCCATATCGGAGTTTTTGGCAGTTGCCTTGCGCTCTTGGTGGTGACTTATCTCAAGGCGATGACTTTTGCTCTTTTACATTCTTATTCCCGTTACGAAATGGGTGTTTTGGAGTAAAAACTCGGAACTATATTTCTTCGCGAACGCTAAATAAACTTCCGGCGGCCATGCGGATCAAGTACGAGCAGTTCATGAACGAAGGAAGCCTGATTGTTCTTGAGGGGACGATTCTTGACATGATGCAAGTCTATGAGGACCTGGATAATCACATTGTTCAATGCGGTTATGATGTCCGGTGTTTTGGATACGACCCCTACAATGCCAAGGAGTTCGTTGAGCGCTGGGCCGCCGAGAATGGGCCATATGGTATTGAAAAGGTCATTCAGGGCGCAAAGACGGAGTCAGTACCTCTTGGCGAACTGAAGAAGTTGGCCGAAGACAGACTGCTCATTTTTGATGAAGAGCTTATGACTTATGCCATGGGAAACTGTATCGCTATGGAAGACACCAACGGGAACCGAAAGCTGCTGAAAAAGCGGTATGAGCAGAAGATCGATGCTGTTGCGGCCATGATGGACGCCTACATCGCCTATAAGCACAATCCCGAAGCATTCGAGTAATTTTACGGACTCGCGGGCCTATTGGTCTGCGGGATTTTTTATGTCATGAAGGAGGTGATGAGTTCCGAATGGAAATGACGCTTGGTTCCAGGCTTCGGCACGCATGGAACACATTTCTCAGCCGCGATCCGCTCAGCTACCGCTATTCCTTTGGTCCCAGCTACGCCTATCGTCCGGACCGGCCTATTTTCAGTCGGGGAAACGAACGCTCCATTGTGACCTCGGTTTACAACCGTATCGCTTTGGATGTGTCTTCCATGACGATCCAGCATGTTCGGTTGGACGAAAATGGCCGATTCAAAGAAGTCATTGAGAGCGGCTTGAACAACTGTCTGAATTTGGAGGCGAATATCGACCAGACAGGCCGGGCATTCGTTCAGGACATTGTCATGTCCATGCTGGATGAGGGCTGTGTTGCCATCGTCCCTGTGGACACGACGTTCAATCCAAAGGAGACAGGCTCCTTTGACATCTCCACGATGCGGACCGGAAAGATCTTTGAGTGGTATCCGCAACATGTAAAAGTTCGGGTCTACAACGACCGCAAGGGGGAGAAAGAGGACATTCTGGTGCCCAAAAGCACCGTGGCCATCGTGGAAAATCCTTTCTACTCGGTCATGAATGAGCCCAACTCCACTATGCAGCGTTTGATTCGTAAGCTCAACCTGCTGGACGCAATCGATGAGCAGAGCGGTTCCGGAAAGCTCAACCTTATCATTCAGCTTCCTTACGTCATTAAGACAGCAGCGAGGCGTCAACAGGCGGAAGAACGCCGTAAAGATATCGAGGAACAGTTGTCCGGTTCCAAATATGGTGTTGCGTACACCGATGGAACGGAGCATGTGGTTCAGCTAAATCGACCAGTCGACAACAATCTTATGAGCCAGATCGAATACCTGACGAGTATGCTTTACAGCCAGTTAGGATTGACTCAGGGCATCATGGACGGTTCCGCCGACGAAAAGACGATGCAGAACTACTACACCAGGACGATTGAACCCATCCTCTCCGCCATTGTTGACGAGATGAAGAGGAAATTCCTCACCAAAACCGCTCGGTCACAGAAGCAGTCCATTCTGTTCTTCAGAGATCCGTTCAAGCTGGTGCCCGTGGGTGAGATTGCTGAGATCTCCGACAAGATGACTCGTAACGAGATCATGACCTCGAACGAGATCAGGCAGAAGATCGGCATGAAACCCTCGACTGACCCGAAAGCGGACGAGCTCCGGAACAGTAACCTGAGCGCGCCGGCCGAGAACACCCAAACATCGCAATCCACTACAACACCAAAGGAGGACAATATTCAAAATGGAACTGAAGTATGACTTTAGTGGCTGGGCAACCCGAAATGACATTGTCTGCGCCGACGGACGCACGGTTCGCCGCGACGCTTTCAAGCACTGCGACGGGATGTCGGTTCCCATCGTGTGGAACCACCAGCACAATGACCCCGCCAACATCCTGGGTCACGCCATTCTGGAGAACCGGCAGGACGGCGTGTATGCCTATGGCTTCTTCAACGAGACGGAGAGCGGCAAGGCCGCCAAGCAGTTGGTACAGCATGGCGACGTGCAGGCCCTGTCTATCTACGCCAACGGGCTGAAACAGCAGCCCAACGGCCGCGGCAAGGACGTGATCCACGGCGATATTCGTGAACTCAGCCTGGTCGTCGCCGGGGCCAATCCCGGAGCGTTCATCGACTTTGTGGACCTGGCCCACGGTGAGGGCGCAGAGCACGAGGTCATCATCGGAACCGGCGAGCCCATCAGTCTCTGCCATTCCGACGAGGGCAGCGATTCCGGCTCCAATCCCAATCCCCCCAAGAGCGACCCCAAGCCTGATGGAAACCCCAACGAGACCATCGAGGATGTGTGGAAAACCCTCACTCCCAAGCAGCAGCTTGCTATGGGGGTCATGCTCAAACAGGCCGCCGAGGATGGTGGCCAATCGGGCGATCCTGCTCCCAACCCCGACGGAACCGGTGGTTCCGTCCAACATTCTGACAATCCTGAAGGAGGAGACAACATCATGAAGCACAACGTTTTCGACAAGCCTGACGAGGTTCAGGGTGTTACCCTGAGCCACTCCGCCCAGATGGAGATTATCGCCAGCGCCAAGACGAAGAGCGTCGGCACCTTCCAGGGCGCCCTGAAGCTCTATGCCGAGCAGAACAGCGACACCCTCAAGCATGGCATCGACGACATCGAGGCTCTGTTCCCCGAGTACAAGGATCTGAAGACCGGCGCTCCCGAGCTCATCACCCGGGACCAGGGCTGGGTCGGCGTGGTCATGAGCAAGGTCCACAAGAGCCCTATCAGCCGCATCCGCACCAAGAACATGGATGCCCGCGGCGACGACATCCGGGCCCATGGTTACCAGAAGGGCAAGCGCAAGACTCCCTCCGGTAACATGAAGCTCATGAAGCGCACCACCGACCCCCAGACCATCTACATCCGGGATTCCATGCACCGGGACGACATCATCGACATCACCGATTTCGATGTGGTCAACTACCAGTACGGCGTCATGAAGATGGCCCTCAACGAGGAGATCGCCATCGCCATCATGATCGGTGACGGCCGTGACGAGGCCGACGAGCAGAAGATCTCCGAGGAGCACATCCGCTCCATCTGGAACGACGATGACCTCTACACTATCCACTATGACGTGGATATCGAGGCCGCCCGGAATGAGATCCAGGGCTCCCGCACCGACATGAACTTCGGCGAGAACTACATCTACGCCGAGGCCATCATCACCGCCGCCCTGTACTCCCGTGAGAAGTTCAAGGGCACCGGCACGCCCGATCTGTTCTGCACGCCGCATCTGGTCAACGTGATGCTGCTGGCGCGCGATATGAACGGCCGCCGCATCTACAACTCCAAGGCCGACCTGGCCGCTGCCCTGAACGTCGACAACATTTACACCGCCGAGCAGTTCGAGGGCCTGGCCCGCACCGACAAGGACAACGTCCAGCACAAGCTCCTGGGCCTCTTCGTCAACCTGGCCGACTACACCGTCGGTTCCACCAAGGGCGGCGAGATCACCCGCTTCAACCAGTTCGACATCGACTTCAACCAGGAGAAGTACCTGATCGAGACCCGTCTGTCCGGCGCTCTGCACCGGCTGTGGTCTGCCATCGCCCTGGAGGAGCCCGTGAAGCCTGCTTCTGGCGCGGCCGCCTAAGGGAGAAAGTTCAAAATGGCAAAATTTTATGGACCGGTAGGCTATGCTGATACGGTTGAGACAGCGCCCGGCGTTCACGAGGAAAAGATCACCGAACGGATGTATAGCGGTGACCTGCTTCGGAACACCGGGCTTCTTCAATCTGCCGAAACGCTCAACGACAACGTCAACGTTGCAAATGAGATCAGCATAGTCGCCGATCCATTTGCCTATCAGAACTTCTACCGGATGCGCTATGTCGGGTTTATGGGCACGAGATGGAAAGTGACCAAAGTGGAAGTACAGTATCCGAGGCTGATCTTGACGATTGGGGGTGTCTACAACGGAAAGAAGAATCGAACTTCACGAAAATCTGTGTAACATCCTCGATTGTCCTGACAGAGGCGATGAATGCCGGGCCTATTTCCAGCCCCCTGCTGATGTGGAGATGGAATATGACTGCATCGTCTATGAGCGGAAGCTCATGAAACCAACGTTTGCCAACAATCAGCCTTATTTGCTGCACGACTGCTATCAGGTGACTCTCATTTATAGGAACCCTGACAGTGACCTGCCCAAAAAAGTTGCGCTGCTGCCGATGTGCGTTCACGAACGCCATTTTACAGCGGACAACCTGCACCATGACGTGTTCACCCTATACTTCTAACCTTATAAAGGAGGAAATCGACAATGAGTAGAATGAAATGGGACCAGATCGGCGAGCGCCTGTTTGAGACTGGCCTGGATCACGGCGTCCTGTTCCCCATGGGCAACAACGGCAAGTATGCCAAGGGTGTGCCCTGGAACGGTCTGTCTGCTGTCAACGAGACCCCCTCCGGCGGCGAGCCCAACGCCGTCTGGGCCGACAACATCAAGTACCTCAACCTGATGTCCGCCGAGGACTTCGGCGCCACCGTGGAGGCCTACACCTATCCCCCCGAGTTCGAGGAGTGCGACGGCTCCGCCGAGGTCGCCCCTGGTGTGACCATCGGCCAGCAGATCCGCAAGATGTTCGGCCTGTCTTACCGCACCCTGATTGGCAACGACGTGGTCGGCCAGAACTACGGCTATAAGCTCCATCTGGTCTATGGAGCTCAGGCGTCTCCCTCCGAGAAGAACCGCCAGACCGTCAACGACAGCCCCGAGGCCACCGCTATGAGCTGGTCTCTGACCACCACCCCCGTGGACGTCCCCGGCTACAAGGCCACCGCCCACATGACCATCGACTCCACCAAGACCGACAAGGCCAAGCTGGCCGCTTTCGAGGACATCATCTATGGCAAGGATGCCGATGGCGATAACGCCGCCATCGAGTCCCGGCTGCCGATGCCCGAGGAGGTCATCGAGTTCTTCAAGGAAGTCCCGCCCGCCGGCTGATTTACTGCGCAACATCCCTGCACCCTGCAAAGCGGGGCTCTCTTCACCGAGGGCTCCGCTTTCTTTAATTTTTGAAAGGAGAATCTCCCAATGCTGAAAAAGACCTTTAAGTTTGTCGACTACAACGGCAATCCCCGCACCGAGGATCACTACTTCAATCTGACCCAGGCCGAGGTGACCGAGCTGGAGCTCTCTGTGGACGGCGGCCTCACCGCGATGATTAACCGTGTCGTCCAGGCGCAGAACGGCCGGCAGATCATCGACACGATGAAGGACATCATCCTCAAGTCCTACGGCGTGAAGTCCCCCGATGGCCGCCGGTTCATCAAGAACCAGGAGGTCCGCGACGCCTTTGTTCAGACGGAGGCGTACAGCCAGTTGTTTATGGAGCTGGCCACCAACGCCCAGGCCGCCAGCGATTTCGTCGCCGGCATCATCCCGGCCAAGACGGATGAGGAGCCCAGTGCTGAGACTCCTGCCCTCCCCGACAGTTCTGACACGCTGTCTCCGGCCTGACCCCTATTAAAGGAGACCGGAAATGCTGGAAATCACGATTCCTGAAACCGAGCTGTTTGACGGCGTCGAAAATTTCATCCATGTAAAAGAGCAGACGCTTCGATTGGAGCATTCGCTGGTCTCACTTTCAAAATGGGAGTCGAAATGGCACAAGCCGTTTTTGTCAAAGAAGAGGAGAACGATGGAGGAGTCCATTGACTACGTCCGGTGCATGACCTTGACACAGAATGTGGACTCCTCTGTTTATAAGGCAATCACCCCGGCTATTTTGCGGGAGGTAGAAGCCTATATCGATGCTTCCATGACGGCCACCACTTTTCACAACATGAAGAAGAGTACGGCCAGTGAACCGAAAGTAACTTCCGAAATCATCTACTACTGGATGATCTGCCACGGTATCCCATTTGAGTGCCAGAAATGGCATTTGAACCGGCTGCTTACGCTTATCAACGTCTGCAACGCAAAGAGCCAGAAGCCGCAGAAGATTCCCCGGGCGGAGCAGATCGCCTACAACAAGAGACTCAATGCGGCGAACAAGAGAAGATGGAACACGAGAGGGTGATGCTATGTCCGAGAAGACGATTTGGGAGTATCTGAAAGCGCAGGGGCTCACCGATGCCGGGGCAGCCGGTTTGATGGGAAATCTCTACGCTGAAAGCGGGCTTCGCCCGAACAATCTCCAGAACAGCTATGAGGGTAAGTTGGGTATAGCCGACGCCGAGTATACCGAGATGGTCGACCGAGGCACTTATGCCAATTTCGGCAATGACCGGGCGGGCTATGGTCTCGCTCAATGGACATATCCCAGCCGAAAGGCCGCTCTGCTGGCCTGCGCCAAGGCCGCCAGGAAGAGTATCGGTGACCTGGAGATGCAGCTCGGTTTTCTGATGCAGGAACTCTCCACCGGCTACAAGACTGTGTTGAATGTTCTGAGAACGACTGTCAGTGTCCGAGAGGCATCCGACATCGTTCTCCTTCAGTTCGAGCGTCCCGCGGACCAGAGCGAGGCAAGGCGGAAGCAGCGGGCCGAATACGGCCAGAAGTATTTCGACAAGTATGCAAAGAAAGGAGGCGGCGTTATGGGATTCACCAATAGTTCCCTGGCTACGGTCAGGATGATTTCTCCGAACAGGACCCCCAATCGAAACCACGCCATCGACACCATCACCATCCACTGCTTTGTTGGGCAGGTAACTGCGAAGCGCGGGTGCGAGGTGTTCCAGCCCAGCAGCAGGAAAGCCTCCTGCAACTATGTTGTTGGGTATGACGGCTCTATCGGTCTGTGCGTCGAGGAGAAGGATCGTTCCTGGTGTTCTGGAGGCACCGACAAAAAGGGCAATCCCATTCGGGTAAACGGCATTTCTGGCTCGTCCAACGACTATCAGGCCGTGACCATCGAGGTGGCCAGCGACACCAAGCACCCCTATACCATCACTGATAAGGCTATGGCGGCCTTGATTGAGCTGTGCACCGACATCTGCCGGCGAAACGGCATCAAACAGCTTCTGTGGAAAGGCGATAAGACGCTGGTCGGCAGGGTGGCTCAGCAGAATCTTACGGTCCACCGCTGGTTCGCTAATAAAGCCTGCCCCGGCGACTACATCTACGAGCGTCTGGGTGACATCGCCGCCAAGGTGAATGCTAAATTGGGCGTCAGCTTCGCTCCTACAACCCCGGCTATCCCCGAGAGCAAGGTTCCGTATAAGGTTCGTATCACCGCTACGGATCTGCGCATTCGGAAAGGGCCGGGCATCAACACGGCTATCGTCCAGAAGGCCATTGCTCCTGGTGTCTACACCATCGTGTCTGAGGCTACGGGTGAGGGCGCTACGAAGTGGGGCAAGTTGAAATCCGGCGTGGGCTGGGTTTCTTTGGACTACTGCAAAAAGCTGTAACAGGAGGGCATATGATTACGTTCAGACAAAAGGGCGACTTCTCCAAGCTGACCAGATTCTTGGAGAGAGCCAAAGAAGCGGTCCATCTCGGCGATCTCGATAAGTACGGCCGAGCTGGAGTGGCCGCCCTTGCGTCTGCGACGCCTATTGACTCCGGAGAAACAGCCAGTTCGTGGTACTACGAGATCACTAACAAGAACGGTTCGGCCGTCATCTCATTTCGCAATTCCAATGTTCAAAATGGAGTCCCAATCGCCATCATTCTTCAGTATGGGCATGGCACCGGGACCGGGGGCTGGGTACAGGGAAGAGACTATATCAACCCTGCTATCCAGCCTATTTTTGACCAGATTGCAAATAACGCATGGAAGGAGGTCACAAAGCTATGAGCACAACAATCGACGAGAGAGTCGTAGAGATGCGATTTGACAATCGCCAGTTTGAGCAAAATGTTCAGACCAGCTTGTCAACACTCGACAAACTCAAACAGGGTTTGGATCTGGACGGTGCTGCTAAGGGCCTGGAGGGCTTGGGCACCGCCGCTAAGAAGTGTGACCTGTCGACTCTTAGCAATTCCGTCGAGACCGTTCGAGCGAAATTCTCGGCGCTTGAAGTCATGGCTATGACTGCTCTTTCCAACATCACCAACTCCGCGGTAAACGCGGGAAAACGGATGCTTTCTTCGTTCACAGTTGAACCGATTTCCACCGGCTTTAACGAGTATGAGCTGAAGATGGGCTCCATCCAGACCATTATGGCCAGCACTGGCGAGAGCCTGGATAAGGTCAACCAGAAGCTGGATGAGCTCAATACTTATTCCGATAGAACGATTTATTCGTTTGCGGATATGACCTCCAACATCGGTAAATTCACAAACGCCGGCGTCAAGCTGGACGACGCCGTGGCCGCCATCCAGGGCGTCAGCAATGTAGCTGCTGTTTCCGGCGCTAACGCCAACGAGGCTTCCCGGGCCATGTATAACTTTGCCCAGGCGCTGTCGGCGGGCTATGTTAAGCTGATTGACTGGAAATCCATTGAGAATGCCAATATGGCGACGGTGGAGTTTAAGACACAGCTCCTCGAAGCCGCTGTTGCGGCAGGAACTGTCGAGAAGTCCGCGGACGGCATGTACAAGGTCCTCACCAAGAACGGGCAGGGCGGCGTAATGAAAGAGACCATTGACGCTACCCACATGTTCAACGACAGTCTGGCCTACCAGTGGATGACCACCGAAGTTCTCACGGAGACGTTGAAGGACTACGCCGATGAAACGACCGACATTGGCAAGAAGGCTTTTGCCGCCGCTCAGGATGTAAAGACCTTTTCTCAGTTGATGGATACGCTTAAAGAAAGTGCGCAATCCGGATGGGCTGAGACCTGGCAGTTGATCGTCGGCGACTATGAGGAAGCAAAGGTCACGCTGCGGGAGTTCTCCGCGTTTTTCAGTAACATCATCGACGGCTCCTCCGAAGCCAGAAACGCCCTGCTGGGTGGGGCGCTGACATCAAGCTGGGGGCAGTTGAAAAACGAAGTCAGTAACGCCGGCTTTTCTGTTGACGCATTCCGTGACGCGCTTCGGGAGACGGCGTCTGAGTCTGTTGACGGCCTTGACAAGATGATCGAGGAGGCGGGCTCCTTTGACGCCGCTCTTTCACAGGGTTGGCTGACAACTGATATTTTGGCCAAGACGCTGGACAAGCTGGCCAATGAGGCCACGGGAACGACCGGCGGTATTTCCGCACTGAGCGACGAACAGCTTAAAAACATCGGCTACACTGAGGAGCAGATCGCGGCGCTTCGTTCCCTCAGCAGTCAGGCAAACTCTTCTACGGGAGAAATCGCCGACCTTGTTCAGAACATGACCCGCAAAAGCGGCAGAGAGCTTCTTTTTGACTCCCTCTTGAACAGCGCCAAAGCGATTCAAAAGGTATTTGGGACGTTGAAAGGCGCTTGGGACGATGTGTTTCCGCCGATGACATCGGAACGGCTCTACGGCTTGATTGAGGGACTGAACAAGTTTACGCAAAGGCTTATCATCTCTGATGAGACTGCGGACAAAATTGGCAGGACATTCAAGGGTCTATTCGCCGTTCTTGACATCATTCGGCAGGGGTTCTCCGCGGTATTCAAGACTTTGAGTCCTCTGCTTGGCGGCCTTGGTACTCTGAGCGGGGGTATTCTTGATGTGACGGCCTCTTTCGGAGATTGGCTCGTCGGAATTGACGAGGCGGCGAAGAAAGGCGACGTCTTTAATCGGGTATGTCAGCGTATTTCGGATTTTGTCGCCGCGGCTGCTTCCAAAGTAAAAGAGTTCATCCAGACAGTCAAGGAAAACTTCAAAATCCCCGGATTTGAGGGGTTCCAAAATCTTCTTGGTCGGGCTCGGGAACGTATGGGGCAGGTCCTTGACTCTGCTGGAGATATGGGCTCCGGTGTCAGTTCGGCGGTTGGTGTTATGGGCTCCGCTTTGGCCAACAGCAAGTTCCTCCAGGCGCTTCAAACTTTGTATAACGGTGCGAAGACGATTGGCGGAGCTATCGTAAAGGCTATTGGCGGTCTTGCCAGCGGTGTTGTGGAAAAATTGGGGAATGCCGATTTCAGTGGAGCTATCGACTTGCTGAATGGCATTTCCTTTGGCGCTATTGCTGTCGGTATCACCAAGTTCCTGCACAGCATCCAGCAGCCTTTTGATGAGGTCGGCGGGTTCCTTGACAACGTAAAGGGTATCCTGGACGAAGTCAGAGGCTGTTTCGAGGCATACCAAACGCAACTGAAAGCCGGCGCCTTGCTTAAGATTGCCGGCGCCATCGGTATCCTTGCTGCGGCCATCGTGGCCATTTCCTTAATTGACAGCGATAAGTTGTCGGCCTCTCTCGGTGCGGTCACCATTCTATTCGCTGACCTGATGGGCTCCATGGCGATTTTCAGTAAAATCAGCGGTGACATGAAAGGTGTGACAAAGACCTGCGCCGCCATGCTCGCTGTTTCTACCTCTGTACTTATCCTTGCATCCGCATTGAAGAAGATCGCAGACCTGGATGCTGGACAGCTCGCTGTTGGCCTGACTGGTATTGCCGGAATGATGGCGGCTCTCGTAGCATCTATGAAGGTGCTGGGAAGCGGTTCCGGTTCAGTAGTCAAAGGCGCTACGCAGATGATTATATTCGCCGGAGCAATCAAGATTCTGGCGTCTGTCTGCACTGATTTGGCGGGCCTGGAATGGGGGCAGTTGGCAAAGGGTCTGACTGGTGTCGGCGTTCTGCTGGCCGAGGTATCTCTGTTCCTTAACACTGCGAAATTCAGCGGAAAATCCATTAGCACCGCAACCGGTATCGTCATCTTGTCTGCCGCAATCAAGGTGCTGGCCTCTGCCTGTAAGGACTTTGGACAGATGAATTGGGGAGAAATCGCAAAGGGCCTCACTTCCATTGGCGCCCTGCTCCTTGAAGTCGCCGCTTTTACCAAGCTCACAGGTAATGCCAAGCATGTTATCTCCACAGGGCTCGCGCTCATTGAGATTGCCGCAGCTATGAAGATCTTCGCGTCTGCCATGAAGGCTTTCGGCTCCATGAGCTGGGAGGAGATTGGCAGAGGCCTTACGGCCATGGGCGTCGCTCTGGCTGAGGTCACTCTTGCGATGAACCTGATGCCGAAGAACATGGTCGGTCTTAGCGTGGGTCTGATCGCTGTCGGGGCCGCCTTGGAAATCGTGGCGGATTCTATCAGGAAGATGGGTGGCATGAGTTGGGAGGAGATCGCAAAAGGTCTCGTCACGCTCGGCGTGGCTCTTGGAGAGCTCGCCATTGGCCTGAATCTGATGAACGGCACGTTGTCCGGGTCCGCCGCTATGCTGGTGGCGGCAGGCGCATTGGCGGTTCTCACTCCGGTGCTGGTCGTCCTTGGCTCTATGAGCTGGGAGTCCATTGCCAAAGGATTGGTCACGTTGGCGGGAGCATTCGCGGTCATTGGCGTCGCCGGTGCTGTGCTCACCCCTCTCGTTCCGACTATTCTTGGGCTTGCCGGCGCGTTCGCTCTGATTGGCGTTGGAACCCTCGGCATTGGCGCTGGTCTTCTTGCGATTGGAGCCGGGTTGTCCGCTATTGCAATCGGCATTACCGCCCTCGCAACCTCGATGGGAGCCGGTGTGGCCATCATCGTGGCCGGGCTGACAACCATTATCACCGGAATTGCCGCTTTGATTCCCGCTATCGCCGAAAAGCTGGGCGAGGCTGTCGTGGCATTCTGTAAGGTGATTTCCGACGGCGCTCCTGCGATTGGAGAGGCCGTCAAGGCTCTTGTTCTGACCTTGGTCGATGTGCTGGTCGAGTGTGTTCCTGCTCTGGCAAACGGAGCGCTGGAGCTGATTGCCGGCGTACTGTCTGCTCTGGTTACCTATACCCCGCAAATTGTTGACTCCATTGCTCAGTTCCTGGTAGAAGTCATCGAGGGCATTGCGCGAAATCTGCCCGACTTGATCCAGGCCGCCGTACATCTCCTTATGGCGTTCTTCTCCGGCATCGTGGATGCGCTGGCCGGTATTGATACCAGCGCTCTGTTGAAGGGGATTGCTGGCGTCGGCCTGTTGTCTGCCATTATGTTGGCACTTGGCGCTGTCGCCGGGTTGGTTCCCGGAGCAATGGCCGGTGTCCTTGGTATGGGGGCGGTGATTGCCGAACTGGCGCTTGTGCTTGCCGCTATCGGCGGTCTGGCGCAGATTCCGGGCTTGTCCTGGCTCATCAGCGAGGGCGGAAAGCTCCTTGAGGGCATCGGAACTGCCATCGGCTCTTTTGTGGGCGGAATTGTCGGCGGATTCATGAGCGGTGTGTCCAGTCAGTTCCCGCAGATCGGGGCCGACCTCGCCGCTTTTATGACCAATGTACAGCCGTTTATAGACGGGGCCAGCAGTATCACTCCCGATATGCTCTCCGGTGTGAAAGCGCTGACTGAGGTCATCCTCCTGCTTACCGCCGCTGATATTCTGGACGGGCTGACGTCCTGGCTCACAGGCGGCTCCTCACTGTCTGACTTTGCGGAGCAGCTTGTCCCCTTTGGGGAGGCCATGAGCAATTTCTCCAAGTCGATTGCCGGTATGGACGCCGGGCTCGTCTCTCAGGCGGCGATTGCTGGTAAGACACTGGCTGAAATGGCCGCGACACTGCCCAACAGCGGCGGTGTAGTTGGCTTCTTCGCCGGCGAGAACGATATGGAGACCTTTGGAAATCAGCTCGGCACATTTGGCGACGCGATGGTCAACTTCGCGAACAAGGTCAAGGGGATGGACGCCGATGCTGTGACCAATGCCGCGATTGCCGGTAAGACCATGGCCGAAATGGCCGCTACGCTTCCAAACAGCGGCGGCGTAGTCGGTTTCTTCGCCGGCGAGAACGACATGACTACCTTTGGCGAGCAGCTTGTCCCCTTTGGCAAAGCCATCAAGGACTATTCCCTGGCCGTCCAAGGCTTGGATGTGGACGCTGTTACAAACTCCGCCACCGCCGGTCAGGCTATGGTGGAGCTGGCAAACACCATTCCAAACTGCGGAGGTGTGGTCGGCTTCTTCGCCGGAGAAAACAATCTTGACACCTTTGGCGCTCAGCTTCTCAGCTTCGGAAACTCTATCAAAGCGTATTCTCTGGCGGTAAAAGGTCTGGATACAGATGCCGTGACCAATTCCGCCACCGCCGGCAAAGCACTTGTGGAGCTGGCGAAAACCATCCCTAACTGCGGAGGACTGGTCAGTTTCTTTACCGGCGATAACAACATTGCCGATTTTGGAGATGACCTCGTTCTCTTCGGCAACGACCTTGCGGCCTATGCGGCAGCTATCAAAGATGTCAAGCCTGACGCGGTGACAGCTTCTGCCAACGCAGCGCAAGCACTTTCCAATCTGGCATCCGGTCTTCCTGACAGCAGCCTCTTCGACCAGTGGTTTGGAGGGGACCAGACTCTCGCATCGTTCGGCGACGATGTTGCCGAGTTCGGCGAGGCTATGGGTGATTACTACAATGAGATCTCCGGAATTGACCTCGGAAAGATGTCCGGCGTCATCACCCAAGTCTGGGGGCTCGTGGATCTTGCCAAGGGCGTCAAGGATGTCGATAAGAACGCTTTCACCAACTTCAGTAAATCTTTGACCACCCTGGCGAATAGCGGCATCGACGGTTTCACCGATGCGTTCTCTAATTGCGGTCAGAAAGTCAACAGCTCTGTTCTTGTCATGTTGAACTCTGTTAAATCTTCCATCTCCAGCAATAAGGCTGTCGCCAACCCGGCAATGGAGGAGGTCATGGGTTCCCTGGCAAACGTGGTGAACGAGAAGACCACGTCTATGAACACCGCTGTTGTACAGATGATGAACGGGTTCAGCAAGACTATCCGGGACAACACCAGCCCTGTCAAGTCGGCCATGACCACAGTTTTGAACAATACGGTGACCGCCATCAACAGCACGAAGGGCTCGTTTACCGAGGCTGGCAAGAATGTCGGCCAGGGATTTGTGAACGGCATCAACTCTAAGCTGAGCGCTTCTACCGCTGCGGGCCGCAGTTTGGGCCTTGCCGCACTGAATGCAGCAAAGAAAGCACTGGACAGTCATTCCCCGTCCCGTGAGTTCATCCACCTGGGCGAGAACATGGGCGAGGGCCTGGCAATCGGTGTGAAGAACAGTATTGTCCCAGCTTCTCAGGCAACTTCCGGCATGATCGACGAGGTCATCGCGGTCAGCTCCAAGGGCATTGACGCTTTTAAGGAGTGGGCCGAAGAGAAGAAGTATTATGGCGAGCTCAGTTTGAAAGACGAGCTGGCCGGGTACGAAAATCTTCAGAAGATGTACAAGGCTGGGAGCGAGGAACGCAAGCAGATCGACCGTGAGGTCTACAGACTTCAAAATGAACTTGTAGCGGCTACCTATCAGGCCTCCATGGACTGGATTGAGGAAGAGAAATACTACAACCGGCTCAGTCTGGAAGAGGAACTTGCCGCTTATGAGCGTGTCCAGGCCAGATATTTGGAGGGCAGCGAGGAGCGTAAGAAAGCCGACCGTGAGGTATATCGCCTGCGGAATGAGCTGATGGATGCCTCTTATCAGCATTCCATGGACTGGATTGAGGAAGAGAAATACTACAACCGAATGAGCCTTTCTGACGAACTGGCCGCCTATAAGCGGGTCCAGAGCCGGTATGCCAAAGGTACAGACGAGCGCAAGAAGATGGACCGCGAGGTCTACCGGCTGGAGAAAGAGATCAGCGACGCCCAGAAGCAGTATGCCGAAGATGTTCAGCGTGTTCAGAGTGAGGCCAATCAGAAGCGGCTTGACCTGGAGCAGGAGTATGCCGATAAGGTAAAATCTATCAACGACAAACTTGCGCAGGACATTCAGTCGCTGAACGACCAGTATGAAAATGCTTTGAAATCCCGCGAGAACAGCCTTTACCAATCCTATGGACTCTTTGACGAGGTCAAGAAACGGGAGGAAGTCAGCGGGGAAACACTGATGAAGAACCTTGAGGGTCAGGTCAAGGAGTTTGGCGAATGGCAGGATATTTTGGACAGCCTGTCCGCCAGAGGCCTTGACTCCGACCTGATTGGGGAGCTTCAGCAGATGGGCCCGGACGCTATCTCGCAGATCAAGGCGCTGAACTCCATGAGCGACTCCGAACTGGAAAAGTATGCGGCTCTCTGGTCTGTCAAGCACGCCCAGGCTCGGGAGCAGGCTGTCGGCGAGTTGGAGGGGCTCCGTATCGAGACCCAGAACAACATCGCGCAGCTCAGGGTCGAGGCCGACCGGGAGCTTGAAGAGTATCGCTCTGTCTGGCAGTCGAAGATGGCGCAGGTCACGGCCGACGCGGATGCGGAGCTTGAACGGCTTCGCAAGGAGTTTGGCGAAAAGGTCGGTCTTATCAAGACCAATACCGAGGATGACCTGAAAGAGATGTCCGAGACGGCGCAAAAGATCCTTCGGGAAGCCGGATGGGACGAGACCGGCAAGCAGATCGTGACCGGGCTGACCGATGGCGTTCAGTCTGAGCGTTCCAGCTTCATCGACGAGCTGACCAACATGGCGCTCGCCGGTGTGGAAGCCGTGAAGACAACGCTGGACATCAACTCGCCCTCTCGGGTATTCCGTGAGTTGGGCAACTTCACAGGGCTTGGTTTCGTGAATGGTTTGCACAGCTATGTGGAGAAATCCTATGACATTGGTGCGGATATGGCGGAGTCGACAAAGTCCGGCTTATCCAACGTGCTCCAGACAGTCGCCGATATTGTGAACGGCGGCGTCGAGATGGAACCGACCATTCGCCCGGTGCTGGACCTGTCCAATGTGGCGAGCGGTGTTGACACCCTTGACAGCTTGTTCTATTCCCGGCGGGCCATCGGTCTTGCCGGTCAGGCGAGCGTCGCGTTCAGCTCACCCCGTGATAAGAGCCAGGCGGCCTTTACCGTGAACAACAGCGATGTTGTGGCGGAGCTCAAGTCCCTCAGGGGAGAGATGGCCGCTATGGCGGAGAAGATGGAACGGATGCGGGTCGTGCTGGATACCGGAACTCTGGTGGGCGAAATGGTTGGCCCTATGGATACTGCTCTCGGGCAGAGAGCTACTTATAAGGGAAGGGGGAATTAGTTTGTACCATTCTATCACATTTGGCGAGAAAAACACATGGGATGACTGGCGGCTGGTCCCCTCTTCCCGACCTCTGTTCAACCCTCCGCCCCAAAAGGTAAAGACACTGGACATTCCCGGTGGGGACGGCGTTATTGATTTGTCGCAAGCCCTCACCGGGTATCCGGTGTATCAGAACCGGACGGGCTCCATTGAGTTCATCGTCATGAACGACTTTAAGCCCTGGCACATGGCTTACTCCGACATCATGGACTATCTGCATGGGCAGACCCTGCGGGCGGTTCTAGAGGACGACCCGGAGTATTTCTACGAGGGCCGCTTTGCCGTAAACGCCTGGAAGTCGGAAAAGGACTGGTCCCGCATTGTTATCAATTACGATGTCGGCCCCTACAAATGGTCGGTGCTGTCGTCTGTTGACGATTGGCTGTGGGACCCGTTCAACTTTCAAAATGGCGTTATCCGCGCCATGCTGTTCAAGAACATCGCCGTTTCCACAACGGCAAAGGTCCAGCATCTGGACGCGGCGCTCTTTGGCCGGGCCCCCATCTGTCCTCATTTCGTTGTGAGGTCTTCGGCTGGACGGGGCGTCCATGTCCGGTTTGTAAATCCGAAGCTGGAGCTGGACATCACCAAGTTGCTGCACGATGGAACTGTGCAGATCCCGGAGTTTGTGTTCTTCGGGGATTTGGGAGCGGACATCTATTTCTGGTGCGACACCGGAACGGCAATGGTTTCTGTTGACTTTAGAGTAGGGAGGTTGTGACAGCGATGTATTCGATTTACGCAGACGGCGCTTGTATTTACAGTGATGTCTTTGCGGTTGACAGCATGAAAGTCATCAATCCCAAACTGACTCTGGAGGACAACGGGGCCGGCTCCCTGGTGGTGACGCTTCCACCCCATAACGCTGGCTATGCCTCTATTGTCCGAATGGTCACGGATATTTCTGTCCAAAAAGACGGCGAGGAGATCTGGGCCGGACGTGTGCTGTCGGAAAGCGAGGATTTTTACCGCAATCGTATCCTCTACTGTGAGGGTGAGCTGGCGTACTTCAACGACAGTACCCAGCCTCCGGCGGAATATTCGGGTATGAGCGTCCGCGGGTATCTGGAGCGGCTTATCGCCGTCCATAACTCTAAGGTCGCTGCAAACCGACGTTTCACCCTGGGAGCGGTGACGGTCGTTGACAAAAACTTTCCCACCTACTACACCAACCACGATAAGACCATGGCCGTCTTCAACGCCATGGTAGAGCAGTATGGTGGTCATCTCAGAGTCCGCAAGGTAGATGGTGTTCGCTATCTGGACTATCTGGCCGAGTATCCCGATACTTGCAGCCAGGTCATCCAGTTCGGCTCCAACATCATCGACTTTACCAAGCAGTGGGACTCCACGGAGTTCGCAACGGTCATCGTTCCTCTGGGCAATCGTCTGGAGGACAGTCCCATTGAGGCGCTGGACGCATATCTGACGGTGGAGAGCGTGAACCACGGCAGTATGTATGTTCAGTCCAACGAGGCTGTCGCCGTCTATGGGTGGATCGAGAAAGCGGTCACCTGGGATGACGTATCTGACCCGGCGGTTCTGCTGGAGAAGGCAAAAGCCTATCTGAGCGACATCCAGTTTGACAACATGGAGCTGGAACTGAGCGCCCTTGACCTGCATTACCTGGATGTCGATGTCGAGGCGGTAAAGCTCCTGGATGAGATTCGGGTCATTTCCCGCCCCCACGGTCTGGACAGGATGTTCCCCGTGACTAAGCTGGAGATCCCTCTGGACAGTCCGGAGCAGACCCAATTCAAGCTGGGGACTACGGTAAAGACCAGCCTCACCAGTGTGAATAACCAAATCAGCGCGGCGATCCTGAAGAAGATCGACGACCTGCCCAAGGCCCACTCCATCCTCAAAGAGGCTAAGGAGAACGCCACTCAGATCATGAACATGGCCACCACCGGCTATATCACCATCACCAAGGACGATTACGGCTCGGAAACGCTTTATATTTCCAATGTCCGGGACTATACCAAGGCGGACAAGCTGTGGAAATGGAACATGAACGGCCTGGGATATTCCAATGACGGCGGCAAGACCTTTGGGCTGGCCATTACCATGGACGGCTCCATCGTGGCTGACTACATCACCACCGGTGTGCTGAACGCCGATGTGATTCGGGCGGGGACGCTGAAAGACTACGGCGGAAACTTCATCCTGGACTTTGAAACCGGAAAGCTGACCATGAAAAGGGGCTCCATCAACATCGGAAACGGCAACTTTACCGTGGATGAGGAGGGCAATCTGTACGCTCGGCGGGGAACTTTTGCTGGCACGCTCTCCGGAGCCAAGGGGACCTTTGGCGGTCAACTTGTGGCAGCCAGTGGAGACTTCAAGGGTGTGGTGCAGGCATCTGATTTTCTGGACCGTTATGGTAGAAGTATGATGTCGGGGGATAAGTTCGCTTCTGACTATTTGGACCTGTATGGGCTGACCATCCGGAACAAGAATACCGGGGCCACCACGTTTGCTGTGAGTTCTACTGGTGTCATCACCATCAATGGCAACATCACTATGGGAGCAGGGAGCACCATCAACTGGGCGGCGGTTAGTAATCAAAATCTGGCTTATAACCCGGCATATTCCCTGGCAGATACGGCGAATACCCGAGCGAACAGGGCACTTTCTGACGCCTCCGATGCCTATGATATGGCTGATGCAGCATTCGCCAGAGCAAACCAAGCGTATCGTATGGCGGATTCTATCGAAATGCCAAGTTATATCCGCTCTACCTACATTGACTCAACGACAATTCGTTCTCCAGTCATCGAGGGCGGAGAGTTTTATGGCGGAGAGTTCAATGTTATTGCCGGAGGAAATTCTGGAAGTTTCAATCTGTATGGCCCTTATGGAAGCAGTCGCTTCCATATGTTTAGCATCAGCTATTATGACGCGGGCGTATGGGGGCCGTATATCTATGTTTCCAGCCCTTGCGGTGGGACTATCTGCTTTGATGGTAATGTTGAGTTTACCGGAAACGTTGAGTTCGCCAGCGCTCATGTTCACGGCCTTAGCTCGGATTAGGAGGATAACGTATGAAGAAAAAACTGAAAAACGCTGAGATGGCTGCGATGTTGAACCAACTCCGGCCTGTTCTCGTACATCGGGATAAGATTGGGTATTTCGCCGCCCGAAATTTCCGCGTCCTCTCCGAATGTCTCACCGAGTATGATGCGTTTCGCAACAGCCTCATTGAGAAGTATGGCGAGGAGACTAAGGACGATAAAGGCCGGCCCATTATCGGCGTCAAGGTCGATTCCCCCAATTTCCAAAAGTTCTGCGACGAACTGGCTCCGTTCAACGAGATGGAGCACGAGGTCGAGCTGATGATCGCCAAGTACACTGACGCCATCGGCTGTCTCAGCGGAGAGGAGATCTTGGGGCTCGATTGGATGCTGGAAGATTAGGGGTGATTTCGTTGGCCAACATCAGTACATTTCTGCAAAAAATCATGGAGGCTGTGTACGGCGAGGAAGTGCGCGGTTCTATTCACGATGCGCTGGCGGCCATGAACGTGGAGTCATCCGAGGCAATGCGATTTGCCGCGACGGCCAAAGACTCTGCGGCCGCATCCGCTTTGGATGCCAAGGCCTCTGCCGCAACAGCGGAACAAAAGGCGACTGAAATCGTTGCTTCGGCTCAGGCGGCCAAGACCTCGGAGAACAATGCGAAAACCTCCGAGACGAACGCCGCTACTAAGGCTGCCGAAGCCGCCACAGCCGCCGCCGGAGCCAAGGCGTCGGAGACTGCTGCCGGCAACTCGGAGGCCATCGCCACGCAAAAGGCTCAGGAGGCCGCCGATTCTCAGAGCGCCGCCGCTCAGAGCGAGGCCGAGGCCAAGGCCGCTGAGGACCGGATCAAGGCCATCCGAACGGATGTGGAGACGCTGGGCGCCCAGGCGACGGCGGACAAAAATGCCGCGGAGGCCGCTAAAGAAGCCGCCGAGGCCGCCGCCGATGATGCCACTATTGCTGAGACGAATGCCAAGCTCTCAGAAAATACCGCTCTTGTGGCTCAGGCCGCCGCCGAGGTCGCCAAGGACGATGCGGAAGCGGCAAAACTGGCTGCACAGAACGCCAAGACTGCCGCAGAGACGGCCAAGGACGATGCGGAGGACGCCAAGGGTAAAGCAAAAGCATCTGAAGATGCTGCCGCCGCAAGCGCGCTCTCCGCCCAGCAGTACAGCGGCAAGCCTCCGAAGCCCCAGGCTGGGACTTGGTGGATCTGGGATGCCGACCAGCAAAAGTATCTGGACAGTGGTATTGCCTGCGACCTGGTGGGCCCCACCGGCAACGGCATCAAGGACATCAAACTCACCAAGGGCGACCATACTCCCGGCACCACGGATATTTACACCGTGACTATGACAGACGGGACGACCACTACCATTTCTGTCTACAATGGCCGGAACGGTACGGGTACGGGCGACGTTTTGGGCATCGCCTTTGACCTGGTCCTCCCGGCTTCCGGATGGGTCAACGGGGAGCTGACCGTCGCTGACAGCCGTCTTTTGGCTCTGGCGACCCACAAGTATCTTGTCGACGCGGACGAAGCCAGCCGTGAGGAGTATCTGGAGTGCAATGTGCAGGCCAGGAACATCACCACGACTGGCTTTATCACGTTCAAAAACAACACCGACCCGACGATGGACTTGACGGTGAATGTCATTCGTCTGGAACTGTCGGTAAACGGTTCGTGAGGAGGTGCGAGGTTTGAAAATCGAGATCAAGGGTCCGTTTACCAGATTGGTAGGAGACGCCAGCCTGGTGCAGAACTCCAAGACACCCTACACCGTGGAATTTACATTTGACGGGGTCTGGGATGGTTTTGCCAAGACCGCTTTGTTCGAGGCGGGCGGGGCCAGCATTGCCGTTGTCCTCACCGACGACTGCTGTACCATTCCCGCTGACTGCCTGAAACGGGCCGGAGTCCGGCTCCAGGTCGCTGTAGTCGGCACAAAGGGCGACCAGCGCATCTCTACGGGATGGTGCGTGACCGGTATGATCCTGCACAAGGCCAGCCTTGGCCTGGGACATGGCGGCGGAGGCTCTGTTCTGCCGGATGATGCCTATGAGCAGATCATGGCTGTTATCGGCGACCTCGGCGCCGCCGGGTTCGAGGGAAAGACCCTGTCTGAGGTCATCATCGAACTCCGAAACAACATTGCCGGAACGGCGACGGATAAGGAGGTCGAGGACATGCTGGACGACACTTTTGGCTCTGCTCCGATCTTGCCGGATAACCCCGGCGGAGAGGAAATCCCCAACAACACCGCCACTGACAAAGAAGTGGCGGATATTCTCGATGAGGTTTTCGGCAAATAGCCGCAACCAAATAATTTCAAGGAGGACTTGTATATGTCTAAGCACACTACCATTGACCAGCTCAAAATGCTGGCCCAGCGCACCAAGACCGAGCTGGCCGCTCTGGACGGGAAGATCGCCGACTACGGCCTGACCAAGCAGGAGACTGCCGAGGACGGCTATCTGGCCACCTATCAGCTCACCAAAGATGGCGCCCCCACCGGCGACAAGATCAACATCCCTAAGGACCTGCTGGTGAAGTCCGCCTCCGTCAAGGAGGTCACCGAGGCCGATCAGCCCTACGAGGGTGCTGCGGTCGGCGACAAGTACATCGACTTCGTCATCAACAGTGTTGAGGGCGACGCCAATGAGAGCCATGTCTATCTGGCTGTGAAGGACCTGGGCGGGAGTGTCACTGTGGAGACCGCTACCGACGCTGAGGTGGAGGCTATGCTGACCGAGGTCTTCGGTCCGGCCACCGAGCCCGATCCTGAGGAGCCCGTTGGACCCTAAGCATACTCTGAGCGGGGGATGGGATACGCCTGTCCCCCGTTCGTCTTTTGAAAGGACGGAAACGTATGGCAGAGAAACTGACCACGATTGACCAGCTTAAAAAGCTGGCGCTCAGGACCAAGGCTGATTCCGCTGCCCGTGTCTCCGAGTTGGCGGAGATGATCGCCGCCGGTCTGGAAGATGCGCAGATCGGCTTTACTGTCACTCTGCCGGCCGCCAACTGGAGCGGCAGAGCTCAGACGGTTCAGCATGAGTCTTTCCTGGCAGACAGCAATTACTGGTATCTTGTCTGCGGCGACGCCGACTGCTTCATCGAGTGCGGAGACACCGGCATCCGAGCGGACAACATCACAACCAACGGTGAGGCCACGTTCCACTGCGAGATCACGCCGGAGAACGACCTGACCGTGAATATTCTTCGACTGGAGGTCGTCGAGAAATGAGTAACCCCAATGAAGTCGGAAAGGTGTTCAACCTGACCGGCAGCGGCGGAGGCAGCGGTTCCATCAAGCTGGAGAGCCTGGCTGTTACCAAGCCGCCCAAGAAAACGATCTATAAGTCCGGGGAGAGCTTCGACCCCACCGGAATGGTGGTGGAGGCGAGCTACGGCTTCGGCCTGACCTCGGAAGTGACCGGATATACCGTGACCCCCTCGGTCCTGACAGACGGCGTCACCGAGGTCACCATCACCTATACGGAGGGCCGGGCCACCAAGACGGCCAGCACTCCCGTCACCGTGGAAAAGGTCCTGGTCTCCATCGAGGTCACTACCCAGCCCACTAAAACCGTCTATCAGTACCTGGAGGGCTTCGACCCGGCCGGCATGGTCGTTACCGCCCATTTTTCGGACGGCTCCACGGCTCCCGCCACCGGATACACCCACTCCAGCGCCGCATTCTCCACTCTGGGTCAGCAGGCCGTCAGCTTGGACTACACCTACGAGGGCGTGACCAAGACCACCAGCCTGAATGTGACGGTGAAGGCCATTGAGGTACCCGTTCCCACGCAGAAGGACGCCCCCGCCTATGACGGCGGCTCCAAGTCCCCCGCCTGGAACGGGTATGACTCCGTCAAAATGGCCGTAGCCGGGACTACCGATGGCATCAACGCCGGCACCTACACCGCCAAGTTTACGTTGGTCTACGGATATTTGTTCCCCAACGGCACCAGCGAAGCCACGGTGGACTGGATCATCAGCCGGGCAGTCATTCCGGCGCTGCCCACCCAGAGCAACGTTCTGGCGGCCGACGGCACGCCCAAATCGCCCACCTGGGACGGCTACATCGTGGGTCAGCTCACTTTGGGCGGCGACCGGTTCGGCACTGAGGCCGGAGACTACACCGCCGAGTTCACCCCCACGGACAACTATCAGTGGTGGGACGGCACCACCGGAATGAAGACGGCCACCTGGACCATCACCAGCGTCATCGTGCCCATCCCGACGCAGAAGAATATCCCCACTTACACCGGGGCGGCCCAGACGCCGCAGTGGGACAACTTCGACACCGACAACTGCACCGTCCAGGTGACGCCGGCTACGGACGCCGGGGAGCACTCTGCGGTATTCAGTCTGGTGCAGGGCATGTGGTCGGACGGCACCACCGCTAACAAGACGGTGAAATGGGTCATCAACCGGGCCACCATCGCCAAGGTCCCCGCCCAGAGCGGGATGCCTAAGTATGACGGTAACCCCAAAACCCCGACCTGGGACACCAACTACGACAGCGCTAAGATGACGCTGAGCGTGGAGTCTCAAATCAATGCTGGGACGGGATACACCGCTTCGTTCACGCCCACTGCCAACTACCAGTGGTCGGACGGGACGGTTGGGGCCAAGGTGGTCTCCTGGGGCATCGCCAAGGGTGACAACGCCATCACGGTGAGCCCCGCGTCGCTGACGCTGAACATGACCACCAAAAGCACCAAGTTCACCGTGGGCCGCAAGGGCAACGGTGCTATCACCGCCACCTCCAGCGATACCAAGGTCGCTACCATCGGCTCTGTCAATCAGAACACCGGCGAGGTGGTGGTCAACAGCGTGAACGACACCAGCGGTACCGCCACCATCACGGTCAAGGTGGCCGAAGGCGACAACTATCTGGCCCCTGCCAACAAGACCGTTTCGGTGAAGGCGAGCTTCCGGGAGTATCTGTATGGCTTCGACATCAACCTGAACGACAGCAATCCGGCCACCCGGGTCAGCTATCCCAGTGACGTGGAGAACTCCGGCTTTGCCAAGGCCGTGATGAACTTCGGCGGCGCGTTCAGCTATGGCGGATGGCCCAGCACCCCCGGCTCCAAGTTCATGCCCCGCCCCTGTATGCTGAAGTATGACGGGACGGTGGCCTACTACCTCAACCCTAACGACCTGACCAAGAAGGCGGACGGCTCCGCTTCGGACGTGGCCAACATCAACTTCGGCGGTAACGCCATGATGGAGTGGCCCAAGATCTATGTCAAGCGGTGGGAGAGCGGCGGCGTGTACCACTTCCGGTGTTCGGACGTGAAAGTAGACGCTGACTACGAGTGCTGGAGCAACTACGACAAGAACAACAAGGAGATCCCGCACTTCTACACGTCTATCTTCTTCGGTTCCAAGGACAGCTCCAACCGGCTGCGCTCCATCAGTGGTCAGGCCAACATGGTTTCGCAGACGGCGCAGACCGAGGTGACCTACGCCAAGGCCAACGGCGCTGATATTTGGTACACCGAGGTGCTGGCGGACCGTATGCTCATCAATGACCTGCTGACCATGATGTTCAAGAGCACCGACCTCCAGGCCACGGCCGGATACGGTGTTTGCAGCGCGAGCGCCGCCATTGCCCCGGGGACGATGAACACCAAGGGCATGTTCTGGGGCTCCAATGATAAGACGTCCGGCGTCAAGGTCTTTGGCATGGAGCACTGGTGGGGGAACATTTTCCGCCGTATTGCCGGATGGAGTATCTCGGCCGGCGTTCAGAAGGTGAAGATCACCAGAGGCACCAAGGACGGCACGACCGCCGCTGACTACAACTTTGACGGCAATGGGTACAAGACCATCTCGGGAGTGACCCTGACCAAGAGCGGGTACATCAGCAAGATGAAGACCGAGCCCTTTGGCCGGTTCCCGATGGCTACGGATGGTTCTTCCACGACCAACGAGGCTGACTATGTGTGGGCGGACAGTGGTTCCGGCTATTACGCCTATGTCGGCGGTTACTGGGGCGATGGCCTGAATTGCGGTCCGTTC